CGCACAGTCGGAGCGCGCTGTGACCCCCATCGAGTTCTTGCGAGCAGTATGGCTTGACGAAGGGCTATACTGCATCGCGACCCCGTTCCCCCAGAAGGGATACGATCACCACGTCTTCGAGACGATCGAAGCGGCGGCGGCGTTCGTCGACTCGATCGGTGACACCAAGAACGTCTTCTTCGCGACGCACACGCTGAAGGAGGAGCGGGTCTGGGACCACCATCACCACCGCGACGCCGACAAGGAAGACAAGCCGTGGGTCGGCGGCTGGCGCGTGCGCACGCAGCTCAACATGCGCTCGTCACGTATCTTCTTCTTCGACCTGGACGTGGAGGCTGACAATGACAAGAAGTATTCGAATCAAGCTGACGCTGTCGCTGGCCTTCAATCTTTTGTGTCTGCTACTCGTCTACCAATCCCCATGGTTGTTTCTTCTGGCGGGGGGCTGCACGTTTATTGGACGCTCGATCGTGATCTTGGGTCTGATGAGTGGGCTGCTAGAGCTGCGAAGTTCAAGTCGCTGGCACACCACCTCGGGCTCAAAATCGACAACACACGCACGACCGATACCGCCAGCGTCCTGAGAGTCGCCGGCACGTGGAACCTGAAGAAGACCGAGAAGCGTCCGGTCGTCGTCTACAAGCAAACGACACCTATCACGATCGAGGCGCTGGACAAGCTGCTCGACAAGGCGATCGACGACAACGACATTGTAGTCAAGGCGCGCGCGGCGGCGAAGGCCGCGCCGTCCACGTTTGCAGCGGCGCTCGGTAGCAACACGCAGCAGACGTTCGATCGTCCGCTCCCGACGATGGTCTCGCTCCTTACAGCGTGTGCGCAGATGCGTCGCATCGCCGCAGTGGAGGGCGCGACGAGCAATGAGCCGGAGTGGTATGCGGTGGCCGGCGCGCTGAACTATGTGCAGAACGGACGCAAGCACTTCCACCACATCTCGCGTGGACACCGCGACTACGATCCGGTCACATGCGATGCGAAGTTCGACCAGTGGAAAGACAAGATGTCTGGAGCAGTCAGCTGCTCCAAGATGGAGGACTCGTGCGGGCAAGCGAACGCTCACCTCTGCCACACCTGCCCCTTCATCAAGCGGGCCAAGTTCCCGACCGAGGCCGCGCGCCTCGAAGAGAAGGCTCCACCACCGGTCGTCGCCGAGGTCGTGGCTGGCGTCATCACCGAACGCGAGATCGCCGATCCACCGCTCCCCTGGAAGCGCTCGCGCGAAGGTGGTATCGTGCTCATCCTGGAGAGCAAGGAAGGCCGGGCCTATGAGAGGAAGATATACCCTTACGACCTTTATCCCCTTGAGCGCTCGACGAGCACGGCGCGCGAGATTGAATCGCAACAGTGGCGCGCACACCTACCACACGGTGCGACGCGTGACATCTCGATTGATGCTGCCACCTTCGTTGACGATAAGCAGCTGCAGACACGACTCGCTAATCATGGCATTTACACGTCTAATTTCGGGGAGCTGAAGAGCTACATGAGCGCGTATATCCAAGAGCTGATCCGCCTCTCACCGACGGCTGTTCAGCACACGCACCTGGGATGGGTGGACGACAATACCAAGTTCGTGCTCCCGAGCAAGATCATCCTACCGGATGGTAGCGACTCGTCTGTGCAGCTCTCCAAGGTCGCAGCGACCTCGCGCAACTACCTCACGCAGAAAGGGACGCTGCAGCGGCAGGTGGAGCTGATGAGCTTCTACAACGATCGCCGCTACGTGAAGCACCAGCTGTTCATCCTCGCCAGCCTCGCGTCTCCGCTCTTCTGGATGACTGGTCACAATGGTGTCATCATCCACGCCCAGGGCGAGACCGGCGCGTCGAAGTCCTCCGCGCTCTACACCGCTGCGGCGATCTGGGGCAACCCGAAGAAGTCCGCGATCAACTGCACGGCCAAAGGCGCGACCGACACCGTGCGCAACACACGCATGGGCATCCTCAACAACCTCCCCACGTGCTTGGATGAGATCACCTCCATGAAGGAGGAGATTGCCAAGGACTTCGCGATGGGTTCCACGCAGATGGGTCCACGTGTCAGGGCCGATCGCACCGGCACAGAGCAAGCGTCGCTCACCGGCGACGAGCGCGCCTCGATCATCATGAGCACCGCCAATGTCAGCCTTCAGGGCCTGCTGTCTATTAACAACTCCGCAGGTGCCGCTGGTGCGGTGCGCGTGCTGGAGATGCGCTTCGAGAAGGACCTGGGCGTTCACACACCGGTCCAGGCCGACGCCTACCTCCGCGAGCTGTATGAGAACTACGGCTGGATCGGCGAGAACTACATGCGTCTCGTCGTCGCCAAGGTCGACAAGGTCAAAGCCGCCGTCCTGAAAACGCTCGACGAGATCGCCACCAAGGCCAGCATGAAGTCGCACGAACGCTTCTGGTTCGCCGACATCGCCTCGTCCCTGGTCGCCGGGGACATCGCGCAGAAGATGGGCTACTTCAACTACGATCTCCAATACCTGCGCGACTGGTTCATCGCCGAGCAGCTCGAAGAGATGCGCGACACGATCGACGCCCAGCGCGACTCCACCTCGCCGCTCGCGACCCTTATGGACTACCTCGCGCACATCAACGGGAGCATCGTCCAGACCAAGAAGGTGAGCGGCAAGCTGGAGCCCAACATCCTCTCGGAGAACAAGCACGGCCAGATACTCGCGCACCACCATATGGAGAGCGGGATCATCCATGTGCTGAAGCAGGACTTCCGCACCTACTGCAACCGCGCGAACCGCTACTCCGTCGAGATACTCAAGGCGCTCAATGCACAGGGGATTGTCACGGACACCAACTCCCGCCAGGAGTTGGGCAAGGGCACCCTGTTCGCTAAGGGCCGCTCGTGGTGCTTCACCGTCAACCTGAACCACCCCGACGTGGCCGCCATGCTACCGAAGGTCTCGAAAGCGGATGGGCCGCCCGCTGACCCGCAGCCCTGATAGAGGAGAGTGCTATGTGGAAGTATGCTCTAGTCTTCGGCGCTGCAATCTGTGCGGGCGTCATCATCGGCACCGGTGCGTTTGCAGAGGAAGCCATCAAGCTGTGTGACACACGGCAGTCAATCTTCGATCGCAACCCTGGCGCGAAGGTCGTCGATCTCACGTCGCCGCAAGTCGCGGAGTTCATCAAAGAGAACCGCGATAGCATCCCGAAGGGCAAGGAGCCGGTCACGATGAGTGTGGCGACGCAGCCCAAGGAAAAGGCTGATGGCTACATCTGGCTGTTCGGCTTCGGTGCAGACGGTTGCCTCATCGGCAAGGGAGCTGCTACACCAGAGTGGTTCGCCAAGATGATCTCCGCCGCCCAGGGCGCGGCGAGCTGAAAAGGAACACTGATATGGCCGCTCTCCGCCTGCCTCCCGATGTCATCAAAGCAACGCACGACGCCATGCGAGAGGCGGGCGGAAACCAATCACAGGCTGCTGCGAAGCTTGGTATCTCGCGCAGCACGCTGCAGAACCGCCTGCGACGCGATCCGGTCAAACCGGCTTCGATCGAAGAGCTACAGACCGAGCTGACTCGCACCGTGCCGGCCGAGCCCGCCAAGACGCGCGTCGTGCTCATGACCGCCGTGCAGGACCACACCGCGCTCAACGAGGGCGCGCTCGCAAACCTCCAGGCTTATGCGGCGCACCGCGGCGGCGAGCTGCTCATCGGAGGCTTCACCTATCAGAAGGCGCTGTTCGAGGAGAACCGAGTCGACGAGTTGGTGAAGGCCGGCGCGTTCGCCCACAGCGTCGTGCCGCTCCTCAACATCGACGTGGTGGACCTCGCGCCGCGGCTGCAGTGGTATGGTCGCGCGAACATCCTGCCGACCGCCACCGACCCCCTCACCGGATGGGACACGAACACCCGCGATAAATGGGCTATCTTCCCCCACGCCAAGATCGCGCTGAAGTGCGTGCCCGTCATGCCCGGCCGTCCCGGCAAGGCGATCATGACCACCGGCGTCATCACGCGGCCCAACTACGTCCAGCGCAACGCCGGCCAGAAGGCCGAGTTCCACCACACCTACGGCGCGACAATCGCAGAGATCAAGCCGAACGGCACGTTCTACACGCGTCAGATCGGGATGGACAAGGATGGTGCGTTCCAGGACCTGGACGTGCTCGTGAAGGACGGCGCGATCCTGCCGGGCCCGCCCGTCGAAGCGATCACCTGGGGCGACATCCACCTGGAAGAGATCGACTGGGATATCGCCGAGGTGCTTTGGGGTCTGAGGCGTCACAGCTACGTCCGCAGCGGTAACATGCTCGACGAGCTGAAGCCCCGACACCAGTTCTTCCACGACAGCTTCAGCTTCAAGGCGCGCTCGCATCACACGATCAAGGACCCGCACGAGCGCGGTGTCCTGCGCCAGCTGGGCGGCCACAACGAGAGCATCAAGGAGATGCTCTATGACACCACGGAGTTTCTCCACAGCACGATCCGCTCCTGGTCGAAGTCGATCCACGTGCCCTCGAACCACAACAACCACCTGCACACGTGGCTGAAGAACACCGACGCCGCGGCCGACGCGGAGAACGCCGGCATCTGGCACAAGCTCAACGCCGCGTGGTGGGACGCGATCGACGCGGGCGAGGGCGAGACCTTCAGCGCACACGCCTACGCACTCCAGCACGGCGGCCTGCCCCTCAACGACGTGCTCTTCCTTCACCAGGGGCAGAGCTATCTGATCTGCCAGGACACCGCGCCGATCGAGTGCGGCCTGCACGGCGACGTCGGCCCGCGAGGATCGCGTGGGAGCCCCTCTGGGCTGGCCAAGATCGTCGAGCGTGTCAACACAGCTCACACCCACGAGCCCCGCATCCTGGAAGCCGCCTACGTCGCCGGCACCAGCTCGCGACTCGATCTGAAATACGCCTCAAAAGGTCCGGGCGCTTGGCATCACGCCGAGGTAGTGACCTACGCCTCGGGCAAGCGAACGATCGTCTTCCCGACCTATGAAGGGTATAGAGCATGAGCACGCACGCGAGACACCTCTGGAACGATCGGGGGTATTACTACCTCGCAACCCCCTACTCGAAGTGGGTCCACGGCCTCGACGACGCCAACACAGTCGCCCAAAAGCTGGCCGCTAGGCTTCTGCTGCTGCGTCTACCAATTTACTGCCCGATCGCTCACACCCATGGGATCGCGATGCACACCAAGGACGAGGTCGACGCGCGCGATCACGGCTTCTGGATGGCGGCCGACAAGCCGCTGTTCGACGCCGCCTGCGGCCTGCTGATCGCTGATCTGCCGGGCTGGAAGGAGAGCAAGGGCGTGCAGATGGAGATCGAGTGGTGCAAGGAGCAGAAGAAGCCCTACTGGCTCCTCAACCCCAAGACCCTGGATATTCGGGTCCCGAAACTGTAAGAAGACCTCCCCGCCCAAGGAGAGAGCCATGCCGGATCGCATCGACCGTAAGACCGCGATCCGGCTGCTCAGCAAATACAAACCGCGCGGGTGGATAGCCGCGACCTTGGACGTGAACAAGCGCTACCACACCGGTCTCTGTCTCTTCGACGACCATGTGATCTACTGCCCGCCGATCACCGGCGTGCACAACCTCCAGGTCTTCCTGCACGAGGTCTACCATGCGAGACACCACTCGTGGTCCGTCCGTGAGATACCCCCACACATCATGGAATACGAGGCTGAGACGTGGTCGATCGCTGAGCTGGGCCACCTCGGCTACGAGGTCTCCACGACGATCGTGAAGAACGCGAAAGCCTACGTCACCTCGGTGCTCCACGACGATCGCCGCTGCGGCTTCGCCATCGACCCGGTGGTTGAGAACTGGTGCTTGGATTAGTCCTTGGTGAACTGATCGATCGCCTTGTCCTGGACCTTGGTCAAGGCTGCATCCGTCTTCGCCGACTCCACGATCTGAGCAGCTTCGACGACCGCCTTCTTGACGCGATCGGCTGCGATGATCTTGGCCTCAATGATCTTCTGGCGAGCGCGAAGCTTGCGCAGCTTACGCACCCGGATGCGCTCGCGCCGATCCGCCATGAAGGTGCGATAGGTCACGCTCTCTTTGATCTCGATGAACAGGCGCACGATCAGGAGCACACCGCCGACCATGCCAATGGCTGTCGGGAGCCACGAGAAGAGCGCCGCGAGCAGGGCGGAACCCGACGCCACGTTAATGCCGAACCATAGCTGGGGCGTCGGGTCCTGTGTCATGCATCACCACTTGACGCCGGAGTTCAGGTGCGCCCTGACTTTACCCATAAAGGTCTCGTCAAGTGGCGGAGGGGCCGGCTCGGGTGCCGGCGTCGGCGCAGGCTCGACGATCGGGGCTGGAACCGGCTCAGGCTTCACAGAGACGGGCGCTGGATGGGCCTTCGGCTTCCGGACGTGTGGATGAGCCTTGGGAGCGTCGGCCAGCACAGGCAGGTGCCCTACGCGCTTCCAGCAGCCGGCGCGCTCACCGCGCTCGAAGTGGACGTCCAGGCGCTCCTGGCCGACCCGCGAGGTGGCGTTGACGTTCTGCAGGCTGTCGGTGATGACGCCGCAGGGATGGTCGACCGGCTCGGGGCGGTTCGCACAGCCCGCGAGTCCGATTGGAATCCAGAGGAGAAGATAGAGATGCTTCAAGGCGACCTCCTTACGCGACCGGAGGCGCGGGCGGGGTGGCGGGCGGCAGATCGGCGATCACCGGCGCTGAAGTCGCGGAGCGAAGGTGGAGATCGGTTTCGAGCGCCGTGAGCTTGGCGGCGATGCCTTTGTCGATCGCGATCACCTCAGCCTTGGCCTTGGTCATCGCCGGCATGACGAGCGCCTTCAGTTTGCGCAGGCCGAAGCCGTAGATCGAGGCCGAGGCCATTCCGGCAATCACGCCGAGCGGGCCAGCGCCAGCGCCACCGAGCACCGCGCCGATGATGAGGGTGATGGGGTCCATAACGACAACCTTTCAATGTGAGCAGGTGCCGTTATCCCTATCCCATGTGCCGCCCGCCGTAAAGCAGTCTTCGACGCTCAGCTGACCCTGCGTCGCGAGCTGACCTGCTTTGGCGTTGGCCGCCTGAATGTCGGCGACAGCGTGATTGTAGCCGATGTTGCGCTCGTGTGTCTGCCACACGAAGTAGCCGGCGACCAGAACGAACAGCGAGACGCCCATCGCGATGAGCTTCGTCTCCAGAGTGAACACCATCACAAACCCTCCTCACACAGTTCCTCTTCCTTCAGACGACGACGCGTGAGGCCGGGGAAGACGATGCCGGCCGCACGATTATAGCTCGGGAAGCGCGCGCATGCCTGTGCTGTGCGACCAGCGTTGAGATCGCGCACGATGCTCGATCGGCAGAGACCGCCGACACCGATGTTGTAGCCGAGCGACAGCAGCGCGACATAGCGCGTGTCCGGCAGCGGCACATGGACGCAGTTCTCAAGGCCGTTGGCGGTGGTGTTGAGGTCCTTCAGCAGCAGCCGCTTGCACTCGCCGAGCGCAGCGTGCTCGCCGGGGCTGACGTCGCGGCCGGTATGACCGTAGCAGATCGTCCACGGATAGCCGCGCGTGGCAGGATCGGGATAGGCGATCTGTCGGAGGCCCTCGAAGCCGCCGACCACACCGGTGGCCATCGTCGCAATCGCACTGGCCGCGCCCGCCTTCTGAAGTCGGTTCATTGGAGCCCCGGTTGTTTGAAGAGCCGCGCGAGTCCGAGCGCGATGCTGAAGACGATCGACAGCACGAAGAACATCGGGAGCGGGATATACGCGACGAGAGCGGGCCACACAAGCATGAGGCCGGAGAACCCGCTCCAGAAGATCGCAAGCTGCACTGTCCAGAACCAGTGCGCGCTCTTCACATCATCGACGAGGTGGGCTTTGATCCACGAGATCACTGCTGCGGTCCCGGCGCGACCTGGGGCATAGGCATCGGCATCGGTGCGCCCTGGCCGGGAGGGATCAGACCACCGCCGCCCTTGCCGAGGCTCATGATGGCCTGGATCAGCTCGGGGGTAATGCCCTTGCCACCCTTCGCCGCGGGCTTGCCGCCGCCCTTTGCGGGGACCTTGGACGTGCCCTTGGCGTAGCCGGTGGCCCCACCCGTCTGCGTCTTGGGCGAAGAGGTGGTGTCGCCCTCGCGGACGTTCTGGTCGCCCATCGACGGTGAGCTGGACTGGCCGCGCGCCTTCATGATGGTGTCGTTGTGGTAGTTCTGGTTCCCACCCGAGCCATCGCCGACGTCGCTCGTCCCATCGCTATAGCCGGGCACCATGGACGTGCCACTCTCGTAGCCGATCGGCTTCGGGGCGGGGGCCGGACGGGGCACGCCAAGACCCAGGGACGATCGGAGACCAGTGTTGCCCGAAGGGGCGGGGGTGTCGCCGCTCGGTCCCCACGTGCCGCCCTGGCCGGCGATCGGATCGATCTGGCCGGTGCTGGAGCTGCCCTGCGCGTAGCCGGGGATGCCACCAGCGCCGTGGATGTCGGCGTGCGTCGGCGGGCCCGCGGGCTGCTGCGCCACGTCGGTCTGGCCGAGCTTGATGTTGCCGATCGCGTTGAGCACGTCGATCGTGTCACGCCCGAGGTGCTCGGTCGCGGCCTTGTTGAGGACAGCCTCGCCGGGCGTCAGCATGGCAGGCGTCGTGTCGGTGGTCTTCGCACCGGCCTTGGGAGCAGGACCTTTCACGTTGTCGGTTCCTTTCGAGAAGTTGTTGAGCGTGGGTAGGTCGATCCCGCTGCCGCTCGACCGCTTGCCGAACAGATCGAGGAGATACTGCGGCACCTGCGAGCCGATGTTTTGGTTCTGCGTGCGCGTGAGGCCAGCAGTGGCCTGCCCCTCTTCGGTCTGAGCGCCACGCAGCCCGATCTCGCTGGATGCAAGGCCCGGCTCGGCCGCCGCGAGAGCCCGCGAATATGCGCCCGCACCCTGACTCTGCGCAGCCGCACCATAACCCGCGGCCTCCCGCGCAGCGGCCTCGGCAGGGTTGGTAGCCGCCTGGGACGACACGAGCGAAGCCTGGGCGCGCTTGAGCTGCCCCTCGTCGGTCGCCTGCTGACGGAGGATGTCATACTTCTGACCGAGATATTCGCCGACGTTGATAGCCATGACCGGCTCCTTAGACGCTGATGTTCGTGTTCGTGTTCGTCGTCGTCGAAGTGGACTGCGACGAGTTGAGGTTCTCGTTGATGCCGATCGCCCAGGACGAGTTGTTCGCCCAGTGGATCGCACCGAGCGCCGCCGCGCCGAGCTGCGCCGACACTTGCGCCCCAACCTTGCTCGCGTCAAGCGAAAGACCGCGCGCAGCGATGTAGAGATCGCCGTTGGCCTTGGCCGCCTGGACCGCGATCTCGGCGATCTTCTCCTGCTCGTTGATGACGGCTTCCCACTGCTTCGTCAGCGTATCGTTGTAGGATGAAATGGCAGCGACGGCAGCACGATATACCTCGGCCTCGGCCGTGTTGAATTGTGAAGCCGCTGTGGCTTGTCCCACCATAGATTCAACGGCGGCTTTGAAACCCGCAAGTTGCGCTTGATAAGCTTCAACCTGCCCGCGGAACACCGCCACATTGGCGTTGACCTCCGCCACTCCAGCATTGACTGTAGCAGCGTAAGCTTCCACCTGAGTCTTGTAGACATCCTCGATCACACCCTGAGTTGAGACCAGCGCCTTGTATGCGTCGATCTGTGCCTGATACGCGTTGACCTCGCCGACGAACGCCTTGATCTGCTCGCCGAAGATTTCGACCTTGAGCTTCTGCACGTTCGCCTGCGTCTCGATGATCTGCAGCTGCGTCTTGGCGACTTCGAGCACCAGCGTCTGCGCCTCGATCGACGCCTTGTATTGGGCGATGAGCGCGGTGTTGATGTCGGTCTTGACCTTCTCGAACTCGATGTGGGCCTTGAGCACCTCGACGTTGGCCAAGATACCTTTGATCTGCGTGTCGTAGACCAGGGCCTGAGTCTCGTAGCCCTTGAGGGACACCTCGTAGGACCGCACCGCGCCGTTGTAGAGCGCGATGCTCGCCTCGGTCGCATACTTCGTGGCCTCGAAGGCGCGCTGCGCGACTTGGTTCGCGTAGTCGATCAGCTTGCTCTCCAGCGCGGTCGCCTCGGAGCGGGCCTTGACGGTGTTCTCCAGCACCAGCTCGGCCTGCTTGACCATGATCTCGCGGCTGAGGCCGGCGAGTGTGTAGTGCGTCTCGGTCATGAGCTTGATATGGGCGTCGATCCACACGCCGGGCGGGAGCGCCCAGCCCATCGTCTCCATGCGATCGAGGTCCGCCTTGGCGTCTGCCTGCGCCTTGTATTCGCGTTCACGTGCGCGATCGAAAAGGCTCGTCTCGATGTTCGGCGGCAGGCCGGTCCAGCTCCCGTTGTCGAGCGCGTCCTGCAGGTTCGCTTCGAGCGTCGTCAGCAGCGACGACGTGAATAGCGCACCCTCCTGATATGGGATGACGTTCGGCACCGCGATGTTCAGCTGTGGCACCGTCACGTTGAACGCAGGGATGTTGAACGGCGAGAAGTCCACGTTGTCGAGCGAGAACAGCTGCGGCGCGGAGGGCAGGTTGATGCTCGGCGACGGGTAGGTGAAGTTCAGATCGAGACCGGGCGCGGCCGGCAGCGCGCCATTGAACGGCGCAGGCGCGGCGGGGAAGATCAGAGTGGGCGGCGGGATATTGAACGGGCCCGGCAGGGGCGCGGGGCTGATCGTCCCATTGAACGGCGCGGGCTGCGTCGGGATGTTCCACGTCACGTCGATCAGCGCCGGCTGCTGAGCGGTGGCGGGCGTCGGCGCGGCGGCGATGACGGGGAAGCTCGGGTTGATCGTCGGCGCGGCAAGCTGGCCAGCCTGCGTTTCGAGCGCGGCGATGTAGGCTTCGCTGATCTTCAGCAGCTGCTGGGCCGTGTTGAACATGGAGTTCGGATCGCCCCAGACCTGGGGGCCCTGGGCGAATCGCGCATCGGCCGTCGGCGGCAGCACAAAGGAGGGAATGATGGCCATTGGTCAGCTCACGATCAGCAAGCGACCCTTTTAGCGCAATATGCGCTGCGCAGCAACCTTAGCCCTGGGACCAGGGGCCGATCGAGTAAACCCCCTTCGTCACCGTGATGATCCGGTAGTTGAACTGGCTGATCCCCTGGTAGTTGTTGGCGATCATGTGCTGAGGGTTGAAGGCGATCAACGCAGTAATGTAGGCGCTTTGGGCCGGGGGCACATTATTCATTGCGGTCGTCGCCGCGGCGGCCTGGGATGTCAGTCCATTGTCGGTCGCATATTGGATGAAGGCGGTCTCCGACGCGATGAAGGCGGTCTGCCCCTGTGCGGTCGCCGCGGCTCCAGCGGCTTGCGCTTGAGCGATAGTTTGTCCCTGTGCAATCGCCTTGTCGTAATTCACCTGATACGCGATCGAGTAGTTATATGCGTCGCTGTTCGCGATCACACCAAGAGCGTCACCAAAAGTAACAGCCTCCACACCAGGACTCGCGGATTGAGCAGCAGCGAGCGCAGCAGCGTTCGCTGTGCTGGGGTTGTTTTGAAAAGCGATTGAAGCCTGAGCGTAGGTGATGAGGTCCGGCCACAGCGTCGGGAATGCCGTCTGCAGCGCGGAGAGATGCGCGGGCGTCGGATCGCGCACATACGTGTAGGCGAACCCAACGCCGGTCAGCTGCGCGAAGTCCATGATCGGAGAGTTCGCAAGCGCGAGCGCGGAGTAGGCTGCTTGGAGGGTATTATAGGCTGCGGTGTATGCCGCGCCATGGGCAATCGCCGCGGCTTGGTTCGCCTGCTGGACAGACAGCATCGCGGCGGTGATGGGGATGGCTGGAGGCGTCGGCGTGTTCGCGTTGCCGAAGGTCGCTGCGTCCGCGGGCGACTTCTGCGTGGATAGATCAAACGACATCGCGAAGTAGCGTCCAGCCGCGAGATCGCTGAACGGATCGCCGCCGTCGTTCGCGAAGTAGAGCGGCTTGTCGTTGGCGAGGAGGATGTCCGCAGGCGTCGTCGTCTGCAGCTTCCACGACCGCTGCACCGATCGCAACACCGCACGATTGTAAAACTCTGCACAGGTGAAATCGACGCCGTTCTGGCCGAGCTGGCTCAGCGGCGGGAAGTTGTGGGTCTGCGACCACATGACGTTCGAGCTGGTCGGTTTCAGCGGGCTGTTCTGCGGACTCTTGAACTCGATGATCTTGATCACGAACTCCTTCGGGAAGTTCATGTCGAACGTCTGATTGGACCCGCCGCTCTGACGGCCGTTATAGGACCACGTGTCGGGGTTGAGCCGGTCGCCCCAGTTGAAGATGAAGTATCCGAGGAGGTCCTTATGCGACGGCACCGGGCCGCTCGCGGGGACGTCCTTGCGCGCCGGCACGCACGTCGGTGCAGCGCCACCGCTGCCCTGCGTCTTCGTGAAGGGGTTGAAGCCCTTCGCGTCATCCTGCAGCGACTGACACCGGAGCGCGGTATTCCCGAACGCAGCGATGACGATGACGGTGGCCTGCGTCAGCGCCGCACCAAACTCCGGAGGGTTGTTCGTCACGAAGAGATCGTCGTCTGGCGTGTAGTTCGTCAGGACACCGTAGCCGTTGACGACGAAGTCGATCGCTTGGTTGTCCACCTGGGGGGCCTGGAACTTCGACCAGTTGTGAACCCACGCCACGTAGCCGTCGAGATTGACGTCCACCGTGATCTGGAACGACTGCGGCGGCGCGCTCTCCGGCTGCACTCTGATGCGGATGTGCTCGATACCTTGGTTCTTGGCATGCTCCAGATCGAGACCAGGGAGGGACATCCGGTTCGACGCCTGCGCGATACCACTGATCGCGTTCAGCCGCCGCTGCTGCTGCACGAACTGGGTGATGTTCGGGCTGTAGAAGTCGACGATTTGATCAGCGACCGAGGTGATGGCGGGCCCCATCGTATCGAGGAACGCCTTCGTCGCGTCGACCGTGAAGTGGATCGACGGCGGGAGCTGCATGACAGGCTCGCCGACGTCAACACCATCACTCGTCGGGAGGGACCAGGGAGGCTTGAAGGTCATCCGCCTCTCGCGATCCTGACGCGCTCCATGGCGCGATCCCACTCACCGGTCGCGCGGATCGTGCCCCACGCCTCGTAGTCCTGGCGCACGAACGCATAGGCTTTCTGGTGCGCTTCGTCGTTGACGGCGAGCCCGCGGTTGACGTGGAGGTGCTCGATGCGGATGTCGTTGCACGTCACGCGCAGGCCGGGAAACGCCGCGAAGAGGTTCATCCAAGCATCGTCCGCGTATGTATGACGACAACCAGGAACGGCGATAAAACCCATTGCCCTGACAAGATCACCACCGAAGATGTGAACTCCGGTGGGGAAGGGTTCGTGGTCTTTATACCCCGAATCGGAGCAGTTCGAAAAACCGAGGGGCCCTGCCGCATCGATGAGCCGCTTGTCCCATCCTGGCTGCGGAGGGACGACGATATCGTCCCCACCAATCCCATACCATGGCTCGTTTGGGTTCTCGAAGAAGACCTGATTGCACCGCGGCAGGTATCCGATGTTGTCTGGATAGTAGTCATAGGTCCATCCTGGAGGTAGCTGAAGACCGTCGTAGGGATCGCCACCGTCGACCAGGACACGGCCGGGCGCAGCTCCCTGCAGGCTATCTAGGAACCGCTGCGCGAGCGGCTGGCGCTTGAACGTCGAGAGAATCCACATCACGTCCTCCGGTGCGATCCGATTGGCACGAACTCGATTGCGTCCAGGTCGAACTCCTCGCCGGCCGTGATCAGCTCCCACGAGAAGTAGCGCGCGCGGAGCCCCTTCCCCAGAAAAACTTTCGTCGTTCGGCGGTTGAGGGGTCGAAACGCATAGACGTATTCTCGGCCATCACCGGCGCGGAGCTTAAGTAGCCAGTCGCTCCCGGTGTCTGAAACGCGGAGGCCGAGGTAGATCGCGTCGAATGCGGTGAAGTGGGAACCGCTGAACTGAGCGGAGCCGCTCTTGACCCGAGCGACGATCGAGGCGGTATCATCAAGCGCTCCATCGAGAACGTAGAGACCCTGGGCGGACGCCCCGAGGAAGTGATGCCCCATCTGGGCGAAGCTGTTGTAGACAAAGTCCTGATACTCTGTGACCGCGCCGGTGCGGGTGTTCACCGCCCACGTCGTGAAGCCGCCGCCCGGATCGACGAACGCGACCGAGATGGTGATGTTGTCCATCACCGAGGCTTTGTAGAGAGCCTGCAGGGCGGTCTGGTCGGTGACGTCGACATTGTCCGCGAGGGTGATACGCATCACAAGCTTCGGCGTGACCGTATCGTTGATGTCCAGGTTCTCGGAGATCGTGCGCGCGTAGCGCCATAGCGGCGAGAGCTGCTCCGTGAATATCAGGGTGTCGGAGAGGAACCCTCCGAGGAACCACACGACCTGAGCCTGCATATCGAGCTGCTCAGAGATCGTGACCTTCAGGTTCGAGATACCGGTCATCACATCGTGGATGCCGAGCCGCTCCGCGAGGAACGCCGCGAGCGTGACCACCGTCACATCATTGATGTCGAGGTTCTCCTGGATCGCGGCGAGAATCGTCGGCGCGGCGGCTGGGTGCAGCTTGATGATCTCCGTGAGCACCTCTTTGAAGCGCGCGGATGCGATGATCGTCTCGTGGATGTCGATGTTCTCAGCGACGACCGCACCGGGCTGGTATTTCAACAGCGTGGTGTCGTTGAGATCGATGTTCTCGGCGATGACCGCGCCTGGACGCGCGACAAACGACACGGTGTCGTGGATACCGAGACTTTGGCTCTCGGTATCGGTGAAGGTCGTCATGGCCTACCTCCGTCAGTCGGAGGCGATCGTATAGCCGTAGGTCACGAGCAGGTTGTCGCCATTCTGGACGGGCTTCGGCGAGGCGAACTGCGCTTCGGAGAAGAGCGTGCCGGCGACGCCACCGACGACATTGTTCGAGACGATCGCCGCGCCATAGATCGTGACGTTCGCGTTGAAGGTGAATGAGGCGGGATTGGCGGCGTTCGTGATCTGCTGCGACGCGGGCGCGGCGGGGGTCCATGCCGGGCGCGTCGGGCTCGAATAGGACGAGCACTCGGTGGCGTTGGCAGCCCAGTTCGCGCCGGTGTCGGTGGCGACCGGAGCGTAGTTGCCCTGGAAGAGGCCCATGAACCAGGAGGTCTTCTGAGACCCGCCCTGGAAGTAGACCGCGAGCATGTCGTTGAGACCCTGGTTGACGGCGAGGTTGTCCACCTCCCACTCGTCGACCTTCTTGCCGTCACGGATCAACTCGAACTTATAGTGGCCGTGGCCCTTGAGCCGCGAGAGAAGCGGATCGGTGTCCTTGCGGGCGGGCGCGATGTCGAGTTCCATGGTCAGTCTCCTCAATGGTGCGGGATATAGGTCGCAACCAAGGTCTCTGTGATCTTTATACCATCACTGCTCTCTTGCCAAGTGCCGGCCTTCCGGAGGGTGGCGTCCACATAGTCGCCAATCCGGGTGCTGGTCATTGGCGATCCGGCGCTGTTGAGCACGGTCACGTATTGGTGGATGCCCTGCTGGAACCGATACATGGCGCTCGCGCTCGCCGAGTCTGGGAAGATGAACTTGTCTTCGCTGAAGTTGACCGCCTGCCCGCCGTCCTGGCCGACGCAGTAGCCGGCCGTCGTCATGAACATGATCGACACCTTTAGTGGGGTGTCCTCGTTGAGACCCACCTGAGCGGGGTTCGCAAGCTCGCCGGGGATATAGACCATCGATCCGGGGATCACTCCGCTGTCCATCACGCGCACGCGCTTGAACGCGCCGGCTGGGTGCCCCTCGATCCGCGACGCGAGGGACATGAACCACAACCCCTCGGTGGTGCCAACATAGATACCGTCGGTGACGGACCCGACCATCGTGATGTCGCCCTCGAACTGGTAGAAGCCCTTCGTCGAGTTCACGTAGTTGTAGTTGTAGAGTTCGGTGTGCCAGAGCGTCCGACCCTGCGCAAGATAGATGCGACCGTGGAAGTAGGCGAGGAACTCGGCCTGCGGCGGCGTCCCCAAAATCTTGCCACCGATGGGCGGCAGCGTCGCGCGCGGATTGACGACGGGCGAATACCACCACTTGCCGGCCGGCAGCGCTGGCGCAGGCGCGGCGTTCGGATCGAGTGGATCGGCGATCGTCGGCGGCGGGAGCGAAGGTCCCTTCCACGGCCCGACTGTATCCTGCGCGGTGTTGATGATGCCAGACTGCGACGGCGACGAAAAGTAGATGTTGTCGGCGACCTGAACGTTCGCGAGTATGTCGGTCTGGTTGAACCCGAGAGCGAGCGCAGCGAATGAGAAGTTCGGGTAGATGCGCCCGAGCGAGCCGTTGTTCACCGCGTAGATACGTCCGTTGAGCGCGGTCATGAGGTTGGACCATTTGCCGGTCGCAACACGCCGGCTGCCCTGGCGGCGACGTAGCTGACCGACATCGTCCAGGTCAACGTTGATCGCCAGCTCCAGCTCGTCGGGCCCGAGACGCTCGCGCTCGACAACGTTCTTAAGCCCGACGAACTTCCGGAACTCGACGCTATCGTTCTGAGGTTTGACCGGCTTGGCCGGCTTCTTCGGGTTCGCCATCAGCGCACCGAAAGGTTCGCGTTATTGGCCTTCACGACGAAGTTGCCCTGCGCGGCAGCGACCACGGAGCCGGAGCTGTAGACGAACCAGTCGACGCGTCCCTCAGCGACGCTTGAATCCCACTGACCCGACCACGTCTGACCATCGGTCCCCAACGTGAGGGTGACAGTGGCGGTCAACGGCGAAGGCGCGGCGGAGGGAGAAGGCGCGGGGGTCGGCGGCGTGTTGATCTGCGGCGACGGCGCGAGCGGGGGGTAGTAGTAGAGCACGCACACAACCGAACTCGGTTGCGGCGGCTGCGGGAGCGTGTCGTCCGTATCCCCGTCACCATCGGCCGCGGTTGCAGCGAACCCAGGGACGAGGAACCGACCCGAGAGCGTGAGAAGAGTTTTGCGAACGAACGACATAGCTCACTCCCACTCAAAGGTCGACCCGTCGTCGTTCCACACGAATATAGGGGTCGCGGAGACCGTCCATTCGAACTCCGCGGTCGCGGAATAAGCCGGCGAGGGGGCGATCGTCTCGTCCACCTCGCCGAGGGCTGCGTGCCCGATTTCGCCGTTACCCAGCATCGCTCTGTTTCCCGAAGAACTCATGGTTCCCTTTGACCATAGCATCTTCTGGGGCGTGAGCAAAGGCGAGCGCGGCCTGCTCCTTCGAGACGTCCTTGAGGCCCAGCTGCCACGCGGCGATCGAGGCCCAGGTGTGCGGCCAGTGGCTCCAGACCTCGGGGTCGACGGTATAGACCTTGTGGCGATCCGTGATCGAGAGCGTCTTCATGGCGTAGGCGAAGCACTCGTGCCAACGCTTGTTGAAATACATCACCTTCGCCAGCTCGCACCACGGCTCGCGGGTCTCAGGCGCATCGGCCGCGGCCAGCATGAATTGGACCTCGGCGTTGTGCCAATCGCCCATCTCCTGGTAGCAGCGTCCCTTCACACGGTGGGCGTAGCAGCGCTCCGTGTGCCACGTCGCCCGCGGTAGCGCGAGGAACCGATCGCACTCCTTGATCGACTCCTCCCACTGGCCGACGAACGAAAGCTCGCGAGCGTAGTAGAAGGCATTGCGCGGACAGTGCGGGTCTTCGGTGACGGAGAGCTTCAGGAGATCGAGATACTGACCGCGGCTCTTTGTGTTGTCCGGCTTGTGGATCACCATGAGGAAGTCCGGCGACGCGTCGGCCCAAACCTCGGTGATCCGTCCGTCCGGCATCGGATACTCGTGGCAGGGATGGTGCCAGAAGTAGCCGTGGCGCGCGTGAATTTTCTCATACCAGAACGCGATCCCGCAGCCCCAGTCGAACATGTATCGGAGACGGGTCGTCTCGCCGGCTTTCCACACGCGCTCGATCTCGTCGCGCCAGCCGGGCTGCAGGACCTCATCGAGATCGAGGCTCACACAGATGTCAATGTCAGCAGGGATCGAAGCGAGCGCCGCGTTGCGCGCATGATCGAAGCGCCAGGGCTTGATCGAGATGTCGCGGACGACAACCTCAGCCCTGATGCCGAGAGGATGCGAAGAACTCGGTCGATTCCAAGCCTTGAGCTTGTCGACCATCCCGTCGGTGCTCCCGGTATCGGCGACCAGGATCATATCCGCATCCTGCGCCGCCTCCACGAAGCGATCGACGAACTGCTCTTCATTCTTCGAGATAGCATACACACAGATTTTCATGCTCACTCCTTATGATACTTTATCCCAGAAATTAAAGCCGGATGGGATCGCTCCGGTGAAAGGTGAGAACCCAAGATTGATCGTCATAGAGCCGCCTGTCGAGAAGAACCCAACCGCAGCATAGTATGGCCCGGTGACGCTGCTGAAGCTAATCCCGCCGACTCCAGTCGCAGGATTGGCGCTGCTGCTGTTGTTCCAATACATATTCCCACGAGAGAGGTTCTTGGCCCAGTAGAGCTTGTTGGTGAAATCAACTGCGATGGCTGCGATGTCGCCGATCGCGGGGAACGTAGAGGACCACCCGCCGATGACCGAGCCGGCGATGTAGACCCCATCGTTGTCATAGCTGAAGATACTATTCCCGCCGCCGTCGAAGCCGGCCGAGTTGCTCATCCCGAAGGAGCCATTGACGAGGCCGAACCCGACGTAAGCGTTGCCGCCGCCGTCCCCATGGAGGGTCGCTTCGAAGTAGACCTTTCCACTGTTCATCGAGTTCGTCGTGCGAGCGCAACCATTGCCGGAACGCGTCGCCGTCAGCTTGTCCGTGCTCAGCGTCACGCCCGATCCGAGATTAGCTGCGTCAAGGGTGATGTTCGTCAGAGGCGCGGGCGACGGACCCCACGGCTTGAACTTGTTGGGACGAGCGCCGACGAACGAGTTCCCGAAGTTTGCGGTTATCTGACCAGTCGCGCCAGCGGCCTGCCACCCAGCCGCAGCGAAGTAGATGGTGCCGATGAGGGTGGAGAAGTCGAAGCCACCGATGTTGTTCGAGGGGTCCGCGGTGCCACTGTTGTTCCAATTCGAGTTCTGCGTGACGTTCCTGAACCAGACGGTGAGGTTGTCGAAGTCGACAGCGCAGGCACAGATGTCGTTGCCGGCTCCAGCTCCAGACATGAACGAGCCGATGTTCACAGAGTTGCGCGAGACCTGATTTCCACCCGACGTAAACAGCGCGCCGATCGAGTGGTTGTTCGGGTCGTCGTAGCCGACGCCGTGCTCATGCGTAAAGTTCGTGTCGATGATCCCCATACCGAGATACCCCGCAGAGGGGTAGGCAGTCATCGTCCACTCGAAATACCATTTGCCGGCATTCTTCGAAGTGGACGACAGCACCGAGCCCGACTGCCCGTTCGCAACAACCATCGCGAGGTTGTTGTTGCTCAGCGTGACATGAGACCCCTGATTGGCGGGGTCCAATGTCGCAGCCGCAGGGACGCTCGTCTCGCGACGAACGGCGAGGATGCCGCTTAGCTGGGTCACGCGGTGTCCCCTGTCAGGTTCCAGGTATCGGTATCAAGCTTCGTGACCATCATCACGGAGTATCGAGCGCGAGTCTGACCAGTCGCCCCTGCGTTCTGCAGGGTCACACCAACACCACCCGCGCACGACAGCTGGCCGATACCTTCCTGGTCCATGCTGATCTGCGTGCCGAGAGCGAACGCGACAGAGGAGTTCGGCGGGATTGTGAACGTCTTCGCGATCGACGAGTTCAGCCGCGCCCACGTATTCGCATCCGCAAGCACGAAGGTATGATTGTCGGTATACACCGTCGGCGTGAGCGGGCCGGGGCCGGTCGGGCCGGTGGGTCCATTCGCTCCGGGCGAGCCATTGCCGCCCGCGGGACCGGTGGGTCCGGTCGGGCCGGTAGGTCCAGCACCGGTAGGTCCGGTCGGGCCGCTGGCGGGCCCCGTAGGACCTCCTGCGCCGGTCGGGCCGGTCACGCCGGGCGAGCCGTTGAGACCCGTCGCGCCGGTGGGCCCGGTGGGGCCTGTCGGGCCGGTGGGTCCGATCGGACCTCCTGAGGGTCCGGTGGGTCCGGTCACGCCGGTGGGGCCGAGCGCGCCGATCGAGCCGGTGGGTCCGGTGGGGCCGGTCGCGCCGGTGGGGCCTGCACCGGTGGGGCCGGTGGGCCCGAGCGCACCGATCGAGCCGGTGGGTCCGGTGGGGCCGGTCGCGCCGGTGGGTCCAGTTGCCCCGGTGGGGCCGGTCACGCTGGGGCCGGTCGCACCGGTGGGGCCGGTCGGGCCTGTCACGTTCGAGGCAGCGCCGGTAGGGCCTGTCGGGCCTGTCACGCTGGGTCCGGTGGGGCCCGTCGTTCCTGCCGATCCAGCGACGCCCTGAGAGCCTGTGGGGCCGGTCGGACCCGTCGCGCCGGTGGGGCCGGTCACGCCGGTGGGTCCGCGCGCGCCCGTCGCGCCCGTCGCGCCCGTCGCTCCGGTAGGTCCTGAAACTCCGGTGGGTCCGGATGAGCCGGTAGGTCCGGTAGGGCCGGTGGGGCCTGCGCCGGAGGGACCGGTGACGCCCGCGGTGCCGGGGATGCCTTGCGGCCCGGTGGGTCCGGTGGGCCCGATGTGGCCGGTGGGCCCGGTCGCGCCCTGCGCGCCGATAGGTCCGCCAAGGCCCGCGCTCCCGGTGGGTCCGGTGGAGCCCGTCGCGCCGGTAGGTCCGGTGGGGCCTGTCGCGCCGGTGGGTCCTGTGGGTCCGGTAGGGCCGCTGGGCCCGGTGGGGCCCGTCGCGCCGGTGGGGCCGGTGGGTCCGTTGCCGGAGGGCCCGGTCGATCCGGTAGGGCCCGTTGCGCCGGTGGGGCCCGTTGCGCCGGTAGGTCCGGTCGGACCCGTCAGCGCTGCGATGTCTTCGGCGAGCACCGTGATGTAAACATGCGCCGCGCCGGAGAGCACGATCGCCGCGTTGCCGTTCGTCGAGTGAAGCACGCCGCGGGTCAGCGTCTGGTTCGCCGCGCTATAGGTGCCGCGGCCGACCTCGCGCGCGGGCGTGAGACTGGTCGGCGGATCGACGATCGCGTAGGAGACCACATCGCCGTCCTGCACGCCGGCCTGGGCGAAGGTGAGACAGCCCTGGGCCGCGGTTCCAAGCACGAGCGTGCTTTGACCCACGGTGGGGGTCGTCATGCGTGCGAGATCGTAGAGCTTGGCCATGGCGGGACTCCTATTAAAGCTCTATCACACAGATGGACACGTTGGAAAGGCTGACCTGACTCGCGGCGGAAATCGCGAGCGCGGCGAGATCGAGCCAGTAAGCGGTGGAGAGCGTCAACCCGGTGATGACGGCAGAGATCGAGAAGGGCGCGTGGATGTCGCCCGCCGCAGTCGCCGCCGCAGGATTCGTAAACTCCTGCTGACCACCAACACCAGTTCCAGCGACCGCGGTGTTATTACCCGGGGCTGCGCCGGTGCCGTAGCGAATTGAATACAAGATACCTACGCCATGGGTCGTGACGCTGGAGATGACTGTCCCGCTGATCGTGACCATGACCTTGCCGGACTTCGTCGGTGTGATCGCTCCGGCAAGACCCTGCATCTGGGTGGTGACGGTGCTATTCGGAGCGGTGGGAGATAAAAGACCGCTTTGGTAAGTAGCTCCGGTCGGGACGGCGCTCGCATTGATCGAGGCTGCGCTGATAGCACCCTTCACTGCGAGATTGCCGGCCCCTGGGTCAGTCGTGTTAAACGTTGCATCACCAACAGAGACACCACCACTAGTCTGAACACGCATCGCCTCGACAACAGTCGTGCTACCCGCGACCGCAACGTAGAAAGCCCAATACGTCCCTTGAGCGGCGTCAGTCCAATTTTCGGAGGCTGCACAAAGAATTTGTGCTCGACGATTGCTTGAGTATGCTGTTGCGCCATAGCCAAACCCTTGAATGACTCCAATCGCATCGTTCGCTTGTAAAGCAGTAGGAGCAGCAAGAGATGTGTTCGCGCGACGAAAGAACAAGGAACCTTGTGACCCAAATGAATCCCATGAGAGACGAGGTTGAGCGCCATCCGCCCCCACAATCTGGATCATCGCGCCGTTGATAGCTGGTGGAGCCGGCGCGGCATTGAAGTTGACGACGACCAAACGTTTGAAGAGCGCGCTGAGTTTGTTCAGCGCGCCCTGCTTCCCACGACTTCCAGGATTTGGTGCGAAGTCACCCATCTTAGAAGTCCGCGTAAATCGCGTGGACCGTGACGATGCCGGCCGCGAGAGTCGCGAGCGCATTCACCGTCAAAGTATCTCCGGAAACAAGATACAAGAACGGATTGCCGTCGTTATCGACGGGAAGGCCGACAGCATCCGTCGCGTTCAGGAGGTTGACCGACGACGGCGACGCCGCGGCGGTGCCCGACGTGAGCGGGATCGGAACGACCCACATGTTATACTGTGTGCCGCCGTTCGTGATCGAGACCTGAATGTTCGAAAGGCTGGTGTCGGTCGTCGATGCAAAAAGTCCGATGAGCTTCGAACCGTTCGGACCAGCAGTGAGAACCGTCTTCGCCGTCGTCGTGTCTGCGACGGCGATGGTGACACGCGAAGCCTGCGGCTGCTTCGTAAATGTCGGCGTGGCGTTCTGTTGAAAGGCCATCTCACAACCCTCCTAGAGCTGCATGCTGATACAGATCAACGGCGGCGGGAGTGCCGACGGTCCAAGCGGCGAGTGTGAAGTTGTCGCCGGGATTGAAATCTTGCGGGTTCACAATCCGCGCGGTCCTCGGTCTTGTAACAGCTCCGGTGGGGCCCGTCGAGCCGGTGGGCCCCGTTGCGCCAGTAGGTCCTGTCGCTCCGGTTGGACCGGTTGCACCCGTCGCGCCGGTTGGACCGGTTGCACCTATGGAGCCCGTCGGGCCGGTAGGTCCGCCCGCACCTGTGGAGCCCGTCGGGCCGGTAGGTCCGCCCGCACCTGTGGAGCCTGTCGGGCCGGTAGGTCCGCCCGCACCTGTGGAGCCCGTCGGGCCGGTAGGCCCAGCTACTCCGCTACTTCCTGTTGGTCCGGTGGGGCCGCCTGCGCCGGTGGTGCCGGTAGGACCGGTGGGACCTCCTGCACCGGTGGAGCCTGTCGGACCAGTTGGCCCACCGCTGCCAACCGATCCCTGAGGCCCGGTAGGTCCTGTGGGCCCTTGAGACCCAGCAGCACCGCCAGCGCCGGTGGGTCCAGTTGGCCCAGTCGGACCAGCGCTTCCAGCGCTTCCGTTCGCGCCCGTAGGGCCGGTAGGTCCTGTGGGCCCAGCTGAGCCGGCTGCACCAATGGGTCCTGTTGGTCCTGCATTTCCTTGTGCTCCTGTTGGTCCGGTAGGTCCGCCACCTGATGGGCCTTGAGGACCTGGGGGTCCTGGAGGCCCAGGAGGCCCCATCCAATTAGGACCTCCGCTCGCGTTGGTAGGACGCACCGCGCCAGATACATCTCCGCCGATAGGTCCACCGCCAAAGCCTACTCCGAACCCAGGGCTGCCGATTTGTCCTGGTGGTGCCTGCGTGCTCGGAATTGGCGGGCGAGTTGGCTGGTTGGGACCTCCGCCGAATGTGAAGTCGGGCGGGCTCATTGAGGCGTGCTCAAGAAGCCCGTCGCAGAACGGTTGGGATCGAGGACACCAACACCGAGCGGCGCACCGAGCGCCTTGGCGAGAATACCCTGGCGCGCGTGCTCGGTGAAGTTCGTCCCGATGCTCGTCAGCGGGCTCGGCATACCTGGATGTTCGGTCGTGAACTCTGCTGCAGCATTGAGCCACGAGCCGAGCGCGGACGAGTCGCCCGTCATCTGCGCTTTGACGAGATGCTGGGTGATGTTCTGCGAGCGGAACTCACGCTGGGCTTCGAGACCACCACTGATGCGCTTCGCCTCCTGATACTGCGCGAGACGCGCAGGATCGAACCCGAGCGTCGCGTAGACGATATCGAGCGCCGACGGAGAACCGATCGGGAGCGGGACACCGTCCTTGTCGACGTATCCATGCATCGAGTAGTAGGCACCTTCAGCCAAACCCTTCGCGCCCTCTGGAAGGAACTTCGTAGCGGCCATCATGTAATCGCCGTTCATCAGATCGCGCGACGCGAGGATGAGGTTGCCCGCCTCGCTGCCACCTGCACCGGCCATCGACTTCAGCCAGTCCTTCGACGCGTCCTCCCACTTACGCTTATCGGTCATGAACCCGGTGCCGGGGATGAGGTTCGCGTCCCCGAGTTTCGAGAGATCAAGACCGGCCGCACGCGGGAGCCCCTTCGCGATGACATCTGCGACATCCGCACCGAACGTATGAGCGAGGTAGGTGCGATACAGACCCTGGATGTCCATATCGTCGCGGCCCGTCAGCTGCTGGTAGATTTTGTCGAACGCACCAGCGACGAACGCCGCGCCAGGGAGGCCGAGCGTGCCGGCGATGGCGATCACATTGACCATATGCGCAGCGAGGAACTTGCCGGCCTCCTTTTGTGCCTGCGGGCCGTCCTTACCGAACGCCGCGTGCATCTCGGTGTAGAGCTTCTGCACCATGTTCGTCTGATACTGCATGAACGCGAGCGAAATTTGCGTCGCTGCACCGAGCGGGCCACGCTTGCTCGTCAGGCGCGAGGCTTCGCCAGGACCCCAGTTGAATTGGGAGTTGCTCACGACTTCGCTGACATACTCATCGCGCGTCTTGCCAGCGATCGGACGCTTCGCGTAGAGGTCGCCAGCGGTCAACGCGGCGATGACACGCGGTAGCTGCTCCGCGTAGACACCCATCGCGTTCGAGATGTTCTTATACATCTGGCGGCCCGGCGATGAACCTTCTCCAAGCTCTGACATCGCCTGAGTGAAGCTCGTCATCTTACCGGCGTTCTCTAGCTTCATCACCGTCTGGATGTCGCGCTCCGAGATACCAGCCTTGCGAAGTGCGTCCTCGCGGAAGCCGACATTCCATCCATCGGGGCTGTTGAAGACAGCGCGCATGATATTGAACGCGCGACCAGTTGCCTTGCCGATCGCGACCGCGGACTTGCCATAGCCGAACTGCTTCGCCAACTCGGGGTGAAGTAGTGTCGGGACCTGGGACATCGCTGTGAGAGTATAGGCCGGGTTGAGGCCCACCATGATTGTATGCATGCCGGACTTGATCGTATCGATGAAGCTGTGCGGGATGTGCCACGCCTGCTCGGCCTCACGGCGCAGGATTTCGCGCAGCGCATCCGAACCGATCTCACGCTCCGATGGCTTCATTGTCTGATCGCCCTTCACAGCGTTCGTCTCATCGATCATCGCCTGAGCGAGACGCGCCATCTCACTGCGGGATGAGACCGCGGTCGAAGCACGCGAGCTGTTCAGGGCGCGCATGACCGCGGCCTTGCCCATCTCAGGGTCAAAGCCGGACGTGAAGTTCCTCTTCTGCATGCTGGGCAGCGTGGAGCGATCGGAGACTGTGTCCATGAGCTGCGCGACCATCGCGCGCTGCAACCGATCCTTCGCAGCGTCGTCGATGTTGGACTTCTCGATCGTGCTTTTGAACCCCTCGATCATCCGCTGAATGAACGGCGTGCCAATCCTACCCATCGACGATGGGTCATCCGGGTGCCCAGCTTTGCTCGAACCGGGTTCGATGACCCCAGACTTCTCCAGCTCGGTGAACATGCCGTGGAGACGGTTCATCGTCGCGAGGTCTTTGATCTTGGTCATGACCACCGAACTGCTCGGGTCATAAGACATACCAAGACTGAAGTCGGCCTTCTGCATGGCGTCGCTGAGTGCTTGCTGCACGCCAGCCTTGGGACGTCCAGCATCATCGGTCGCGAGCCGCCCCGATACAAAGTGATCGTAGTTCTCACGAGTCAGCGGCGAGTAGATACCGGTGTCGATAAGCGCCTTCGACTCCTGAACATGCTCCATCAGGGGCTTCAAGAACGGATCGTTGCTCGCGGCGACATGGTCCTTGATCGCGTTCAACATGCGGCTATGCGCCGCGGCATAGAACAACTGGGCCTTCGTCGGGTCGTCGTGGAGAGTCGGCTGCGTGCGGAACGCCTCATCTGGGTTGATGTGACCATCACCGAACAGATTGATACCGGACTTGCCAGCCCACATCTCGACAGCCGAGTGCATGAGGGCGACGTTCGCCTGGAGACCCTTCGTCTGGTTCATCGACAAGATAGACTCGACTACCTTGTGAAGGCTAGCCTGCTGGAGTCGGCTCCAGTCACCAACCAACTCGCGGTGGAGCGCGCGGATCGCGTCGGCGTCCTTCGGGTTGTCCGAGATCACCTTCGCGTAGTCACCGATCGGCTTGCGTGGATCGAGGAACCAAGGGTTCGCGTTCAGCTTCGCAAGCATGCTATTGACGGGCTTCTGCTGCTCGGGCTTCAGGGCCAAGAACCCGCGGTGCGAAACCGAGTCGGTTTTGTCCTTCATCCCGGTGCGAGCCTCACGGTTCGTGAAACCGTCATGATATGCCGGCGCGGTCTTAAGATACTTTCCAGCGATGTTCACGATGCCGGTGAAGCTCTGCGCGATGAGCGCCTGCTTGCGAAGTGCAGTCGGGAGCGTCGGGACCGTCTCTGCAACTTTCTGCCAGATCGGATCAAGGCTCTTGACTGAGGCCATGAGACGACGGTTGGCCTCCTCCGGGCTCTTCGGCGCGATCGACTGCTTCAGCTGCTCCGCTGACGGCGCGGGGATACGATCGCCGCCGCGTCCACGCGTGACGTCGTTGGACCACATGTCGGGGCTGCGACGCGCGCTCTCCCGGAGGTCCTGCATGAACTTGGCGACGCCCTCATCAGGCATAAGGTGGTTGCCCGTCATCACCTGCAGTAGCTGGCGAACTTTCTGCGCGACGTTATAGAAGAACTTCCCAACGACGCTGAGAGGCTCGCGCGCCGAGGTCAGCTCGCGCGCGACGTTATCAGCGAACCACTCGGAGAAGCTCGTGACATACTGACGAAACTCCGCCTGCTTCTCAGGCGTCATCGCGGACGCGTCAGCAGTCCCCGAACGAAGCCGAGTGAGCTTGATCGCCTCCTGGAGCGGCAGCGCATTGGCCTTCGCATAGTATTTCGCATACGCGTCATTAATCGCACGCTTCGTCTCAGGAGATGCGTTGAGGAGTGCAGTCTTCTCCACGATGTGCCCAGTCTCATGCGCGAGGGTATCGATCGTCTTCTCGGGCGACAGAGTTGGATCGGTGTGCATGTAGAAGTCGTTGAGCTTCGGGCCGAAGCTGTTCATACTGCCGTCCGACGCGGCGACACCGGCGCGACGCGCAGCCTGATAGTCACCATTCAATCCCTCGCGCGTGGCGGCGGCCCCACGAGCGTCGAGCGGATTGACGAGGGCGACCTTGACATTGCCGAGCCCGACTTGTCGTAGCCAGTCTCCGACAAGTCCGACATTCTCAAGCGGAACGTTTGTGGTCCCGACGACGGAGTCGTCCTTTCCCTTCCACGGACCTTCGGGGTTCTTCTGGGCCTCGAACTTATCCTGCAACTTGTCCTGCGTGATTGCCTTCTCCAACGCCTGCGTCACCTTCTCATCGGGGATGACACCGGTGTGACTATGCATCTGATATTGAGGCTCGCCCCATGCATCGAAAGAACGGACCACAACATGCTCACCGTCCGGATGGGAGTAGATGACCTCACCCTGGCGCGCGTCCGCGGTAGCATGCGCCCACTCCGGCGCGAGCTTCTCTTGAGCTACTGGCCCCTTAGCCGTTTTTGATGTCTCTGCCTCGCCAGCAAACTTGTTCCCAAGGGCTTCGACGGCTTTTTTGCCTTGGGCGAGGTCTTTGGCACGTGGTGAGGCAGCGGCCCTGGCGGCGTCTCCGCCTCCCACTCCGCCGCCATTTCCGGATGGTTCTCGTGCATCCACCGGCGCTGCGCTTCGCTCTTGAACGGCATTTGCATCCTCCACAATCGAACGATCCGGACCAGAGTAGCTCTTGGCTTCCTTCTTCGCATCGGACCCGAGCTTCGCAAGCGTCTGCTTCGTCACCGACTGTCCAGCTTCGAGAGCGGCTTGATGCGCGAGCGCTTGGTTCTTGATAGCGTCGGAATTGTTCCCGCGCACGATCGCGTCCGCAGCGTCCCACTTCGCCTGCACCGCTGGATCAAGACCGGTCGGCGCAGGGCGCGCTTTGACAGTGAGGTCCGGCTGCGCGATCGGAGTTCCCGTCGCCGGGTCCTTCGGAGTCTTCGCGTCGGCGAGCTGACGCGCGGCCTCCTGATGCACCGCATCGAGAGCGGTGAACTGCTCGATCTGCGCGTTGATGTCGGCCATCTTGCGGTTCGCGGCGCGCAGCTGCGCTCCACCTACTTTCGTCGCGGCGTCGACCACAGCCTGCGCGCGCGGCTTATCGATCTCCGTCAAGCCTTCGAGCTTCTCCGCAGGGGACGACGGCTTGCTACCATCCATCAAGCCCTTGTCGTTCGCCAGCTCTTGCAGCCAGTCAGGGACCTTGGTGGCCTTGCGCATCGGATTGTCCGCGGTCGCGTCCGCCTTCGAGACGCGATCGTGCGACTTCAGCTCCGCGTCGATCGCGTTGATCAGCTCAGGCTCGTTCGCAGCGTTGAGGTTCTTGAACCAGGGCGTGTTCTGCGCCTTCTCAGGTAGATCGAGACTGGCCTTGACCTCAGCAACCTGCGGTGCGCGCGCTGCGACCTCCTCGGGTGTGAAGAGATTCCCTTCGCCGATCTTGAGACCGGGCACGGTGCGCTTCGCCAACTCCGCACGGACCTCTTGGAACTGGCCACTCTGGGCGGTGTCCATCGTGTCCTGCGCGGCGAGCGCAGTGTGCAGAGTGCGGAGGTCCTCGCTTGGGGTCTCTGCAAGAGGTGCAACAACGTCAGGGACAGGAGGCGTCGGTGCAGGTAGAGCCTTCTGCGCTCCGGCGCGCGACGCTGCAGCCACATCGGTCGACGCGCCGCCCTGGCCTCCGAAGATCGTCTGGCCGGGCATGACGTCGGTCGGAGTAGCGGACGCCTCGCCAGCGGTATTGACTGCGATCGGCCGCTCCGTCGGTGTCCCGATGTTGCCGGGCGACGTGCGCTGGTCCGTGATCTGCAGTAGCGGCTGCGGAGCCGGTAGCTGCATATTACTGAGGTTCTGACCGCCCTGATCCTGAGTCGGCTCCAGCACCTTGGCAGTCGCGTCATTGATCACCTCGGTCGGAGCATTGACCGAAACCTTTTGTCCGGAGACCGCGTGGATCGCGCCACCAAAGACCGCGCCGGTGATACCACCTTCGAGCGCCGCCTTGACGACGTTCTCCGCGCGATCGGAGAAGCCCATCTCCGGATGATACGCCGCGTCCGTGATCGCTCGCGTCGCGCCGGCCTGCACACCCTGATACGCGCCAAGAGACGCACCACCAACCAATGCGCGATGAGCCCATTGACCCGCAGCACCCTTCTCCAAAATCTGTTCGAGGCTGCCGGGAACGAAGCCTTGTGCAAGAGCCTCGGGCGCACCGAGCGCGATGGCCTTGATCGCACCCTCCTGCGTCAGCTCACCAGGGGTCTGCGCCTGCTGCTCTTCGACGTTCGCGCCGACGGCGGAGGGGAGCATGAACACACCAGCACGCGCGGCGCGCGCGAGAGCACCAGCACCACCGATCGCCGGGAGAGCCTCAGCACCCGCGCCGGCCGCAACCAGGGTCGGAAGCTGTTGACCGAGATGATAGATGAACGACGACGGCGAACTCAGCATACCCTGCTGTTCAAGATCAGGCCGGGCGAACAACGCGGTGTTGGCCTTAGCGCGCTCCGCACCACGCGCGCCTGCAGCCTCCACACCAGGGAGGCCAAGCGCAGCGCCACCCGCTTGCACGAACTCAGCTTCGGATTGACCGAGCTTGCCGAAGCCGCTCGCGATCGACGAGACAACCGGGTTCGCCCAGAAGCCTGTCGGTGCGGGCGGTGGAGGAGCGCCAAGCTTAGGTAGATCGGCGAGCCACGCCGAATCTGGGCTCGGAGGAAACGCCAAGTATCACTCCTCAACGACCAAGGAAGTTTGTCAAACCAAGAGTCGAATTGACGATGCCCATCATATTCTGCTTGTGGGCCTTCATCACATCTGTGTTGAAGTTGGCGACCGTAGCTTGCGCATCACTGATCGCCTGTGCGTCACCACTCTTCTGCGCGGCGAGGAGATTGAGTTGAGCCTGATGCTCAGCCTCATAGGTATCAAGTAGCGAGTGTGCCGCGCGTTCGGCGGGCGAGCGCATCGGAGGGACCAACGAAGCGGCGGACGAGAGCTGTCCAAACGTGAGGCCGCCACTTGCACCTGGAACACCACCACGGATGACATCCGGCGCAGCGGCGACGCGCGGAGAGTTCTTGTCGATGAACCGAATCTGTCCGGCTTGGGGATCAACGGCCGGCGCTGGAGACGGAGCCGGAGCACCACCGAGGCTCTTCTGGAATGCGGCGACCGCGGCCGGACCAGCTACCGGAGGGATGACGCCACCCGGCGCGTAGGGATTCGTCGCCGGGGTCTGCGGAGGTGTGAGAGCAGGTGCGGTCGGAACCGGAGTGACAGGGGTCGGCACAGGAGTCGCGATGATCGGCTCCGGAGGACCAACGGGCGCGGCGCGGCCCGACATACCTTGCTGGAGCGCCGCGGCGTCAGCCGGAGTGAGTGCCGGGCGGGTGTTCCCGGGGAATAGCGGACGAGGGCCGGCTACCGTAGGATACCGCGTCTGGGTAGGCATCGTGGGGAGTTGAGGCGTGAGATCGTCGGCCATCTCGGGCGGTCCTTATGACGTGGAGCCGCACCATATCGATTTTGTCCGGAGATCGCAACCTGCGGCTACTTCTTACCCTTGCGCCGGGCTTCCTCGCGCAGAGCTTCAAGTTTGACCTTCTGCGCGCGTCCATAGCGCTGCTGGAGACGCTTCTTCGCACGGCGGCTATCGGCGACACTCATTGGCGGGCTCCCAGGCGACCCCAAATGGCCGCGGCAAGTTCAGGGTAGGACCGTGGGTGAAAGCTTCGTCCCACCGTGCGGTAGCTGATCGTAGTGTATCCATAGGCCGCTGCGACCGCGGCCACGTGCGCGCGTGCGGAGTTGATGCCCTTCGGGAGGATCACCACCACGCGAGCGTGTCCGAAGCGTGCATACAATTTTCTGACACACTGACCCGGCGCGTCGTTGATGCCGGCCGAGACCACGATCGTATCCGCAGCCGGAAACTTGTAGCGTGCGATCTCGCACGAGCCCGCACCAACACGCGCGTAGGTGCGCACGCCCATCGCATGACCGGTGCCAAACGCGATGCTGTCGCCAACGACAATCGTCTGCGCATGGATCGCTTGGACCGAAGCGAAGAGGAGGAAGATGAAAACAAGCGTCGAGACGATCCACCAGAACCGCGTCATTGATAGTCCCTCTCGAATGACCAGCCGTTGCGACCGAAGCCCCACTGGCTCGGCGTGAAGAGCTTACGCATCGCTTCCTTCTTGGCCGCGGCGACGTCCATCTCGAACTGGGTCTTGAAGCCCTCAGCGCGTTCCGGGTCTCCAAGATCGTGGTCCACGATGCGCAGCGCGAGATAGGCCGCCCAGCCAAGCATGTTGAGGTGATGGTCCCGCGGGATTTCAGGGACGTCCAACGGGTTCACGAGATCGTTGAGCGGACCACGAACCACGCGCAGGCGCATGATGATCCCGTCGTGCGCCGCATCCGGCACCGGGAACGCTCGCAGCACCATCGTGCTCATCGAGCCGTCGTCATCCGGAGCCACCTCCTCGTCCGTGCCGAACGCGAGGATTTTTCCGGGCGGCACCGTCGAGAGCTGCGAGGGGTCGAAAAAGTAGGTATCGGGAGTGTGATACGTCTGGAATGGCGAGTGACCTGCGCGCGCGAGGTCCGCCATATCCTCATCCATCTTCGCGGAAATCACTGCCACCACCGACGGGTGCAGCGTGTATTCCTGCTGGCCGGCGACCGTCCGGACCTGACAGCAATCCGGCGTCGTCCCGTCGCGGATCATGAGGCCCTCGCGCGCCATCTTGCGCTGGGCCTCATTGATGTAGTTGGTCAGACGATCATCCGACCAGAGGTAGTCGGGCTCGCTCCCGGCGATCTGGTCGGATCGGTCATGGAGAATCCCATGACGCAGCTCGTCGAGAAGCTGGGAGAGGTTCATTAGTCCTCAACCCTCCGGATCACCCGGTAGGGGAACCGATGGCGGTTGCGATAGCCGACGACTTGGTTCGAGCCATTCTTGATCGCGTGCGACTCGACGGCGTTGTCGAGAATCTCGATGATCCCAGTCGGCACGTCCGCCTCCTCTCCGGCGCGCAGCATGAAGCCAGCGCCGTTGAGGCCGAAGAACTGGCCGGTCGGAGGGATTTTGTCGGAGTCCTCCAACATGATCCGGACGTAGCCGGGCTTGATCGTCGGAGGGATGTTCGAGCCGAGTTTCAGTGCAGCAGACATGATACGATTCCTTTGTTCGAAGGCAAGGTTATCGAGGCTTCATCACACCACCGGCGATTAGCCGATGATGAGATAGTTGTAGGTCGACGTGTCGGTCGCTTGACCGGCGACGTGGAACCCAGTGCTGGGCGTGATCGTGACCACATCCGGACCAGTGAGTGAGGCACCGCCCGGCGTGCCACCCGCGGTCTTCAGCGTGATGACGATGACGGAGTTCGCCGTAACCGCTGCAGCCGCCACAACGACTGGAGTCGCACCATTGAGAACGAAGGTGCCCGCCGTCTGCGCCGCGCCCGCACCGGTGGGGCCGGTGGGACCTGCGCCGGTGGGGCCCGTCGCCCCGGTCGTGCCGGTAGGACCTGTCGGGCCGGTCGGGCCACCGTTGGGGCCTGTCGGGCCGCCTGCACCGGTCGGGCCGGTGGGGCCGGTGACACCCGCGTTGACCGCGGTCGCAAGGGTCTTGAAGTTCGAGTTGATCTTGTTGAGTTCGGGACCGATCGGACCATTCTGGGTCTCGTCGAGAGTCTTCATGACAACAGTCATCGGCGTCAGTCCTTCTCTTCTTTGGACACCGCCGCAGCGGCCTTGTCGAATGCCGACTCGAAGGAGTCGACGGCTTCATCCTTCGGTAGAGCCTTGTCGAGGTTCTTGGTGATGAACTTCACGACTTCGTCCACCGACTTGAAAATGTATTCGCGCTCGGGGCTCTGGTAGGGCGTGTAACCCTTGCCGGAGTCGCGCTTGTTGTTCTTCGCGACGATCGCGGGATCGGTCACCTGGACGCAATAGCCATTGGCCTTGCGATCGATCCGGACACAGCCGCTGCCATAGCTCATAGGAGCCTCATCAGGGTAGTAGGACACGTCAATTCAGGCGGAGGATCGTAAGGGTCACTGTCCCGCCATCACCCCATCCAGCCAGCTGCTGGACCTCATCAGCGACGGAAATGACGGACTCATAGTTCCCGATTCGACCATCGACCGAACTCACCTGGAGGATGACACGATCGCCGACCTGGAGCCCAGGGACACTGACCGCCCCAGCGCTACCCGAAGGAGTGATTACAGCGGTCATAAACGCTTGGTTCGTAACAAGAGACATGACCACCACTCCAGCCAGAGAAGGATACGACGAGGTCCGAAGACCTCGCCAACAAATCAGCCCATCGCTTCCCAGCAGTAGAGTTTGCCGTTGATATTCAGCGAGGCGCTGGCGAGCACAAGCTTCGGCTTCGTCTGATCCGGAGCATCGACCGAGAAGGTCGTGTTGATAAGCGAGCCCTCACCCGCGCCGTTCTGGCCCGGATCGTAAACGCCCGCGCCGGTATTCGACGTGATCACGTGGTTCGAAACGATCGCCGAGCTGGTGTCATCCGTGATCACGCCGGTCGAACCGGTCGTCATCAGCGAATGGGTCGCGGCCATGCCGGCGTTCCATTCCCAGTAGAGGTGGTCGGTCATGTTCCAGACCTTGACCCCCATCGGCGAGAAGCCAAGCGGGATCGTAATCGCACCGGAACCGTCGCCGGTGTATTGACCGTAGGCCGCGCTGGCGATGCCACCAGCTTCCATCAGAGGGGCCGGGCCGTTCGTGTTGAGCGTCATGTTCATTCTCCAAGAACCGAGGGGTGAGAGAGGCGAGTCAGACCGATCTGACTCGACCCCTCAGCTATTAGGCGGTGCAGCCGACCTCCAGGCGAGCCATGAAGGCGTCCTGCAGGATGATGGTGCCGTGCCAAAGCTTCCAGCCGACCGTGCCGCGCTGGGCGAGCGGGTCGGACGCGGCGGGCTTCGGATTGACGACCATCGGGGTCATGGACGACTTGCCCTTCAGCGGGACCATGCCGAAGGCGTCGCGGCCGAAGATCAGGATCGGATAGACGTCGATGTTGACGCCGCCGAGCGAGCGGAGTAGCGGCGCGGTCGCGACCACGACGCCGGCCGCGAGGAACGGCGCGAAGATGGTGGACGTGAGATACCGAACCTGCTCGACCGAGCCGATCTCGCCCTCGAACGGGGTCGTGTGCGGGCCGTAGTCCGCGACGACCTTGAAGCCGGTCATCGAACGCAGATCGGTCTCCAGGTCCGGATGGCAGATCGCCATATAGGACGCTTCGACCGACTTCGTATTGAAGTCCGGCGTGGACGCGATGACCGAGCTGATCTTCTTCGAGTTCTGGCGGTTGAGGCCAGTCGTCACTCGGCGCTGATCGGTGAGCGAGATCGCGGTGGAGATGAGCGTGCGGCTCGCGACGTTGCCCGCATACCAGACGTTGGTGCCGGCCTTGAGGACGTTGAAGCGCAGCGTCTCGACCGTGACCGCAGCCTGCTCGCCGAGCGTGTCGGTCGCTTGCTGGAGAACCGGGTCGGTATGGGTGTCCTCGATCACGTCGGTGATCGTGACGAAGTTGCCATACTGCTGCAGCGTGATGGTGTAGTCCTGGTTGGCGAGCAGCGTGCCTTCGGGCGTGACGCCCTCGACAAGCGGCGTGGTCGCCAGCGGGATGAAGAACGCCGTGCCAGCGCCGTTGGTGCCGCCGCCGTTGTCGGGACCGGCCGCGCCCGCAGCGCCCTGCAGGAAGTAACGACGGAACTTGGCGGTGTTCGTCGAGTTGGTCGGGAGCGGGTAGCTCTGACCGAACTTCTCGATGTGAAGGTAGGGCATCGCACGCTTCAGCATGCGGACCACGGAATACGCGGCGACGGCGGGGGAGATATCGCCATAGGTGGTGACTGCGGCGGCCATGTGGGACTCCTGTCAGGTTCAAAACTTGATACCGACTAGGTCCGTCCAACTACCGCTTGCATAGCAGCTGGGGGCAGCTCAGTTGGAAGACACTTAACGTATAAACGTCGTGTCTGTCAACCGGGTCCGCCCCCAGAAAATTTCAACGCGTGAATCGACCGCCGTCAATACCTTCCAGCTCGCGCGCCGCGGCGGCGAATGCACCGTCGAAGTCCGCGGGCTCCGCAGCAGCCGCGACACTGCTACGCTTGGTGACGACGGGCGCGAGCGCGGCGACCGCCTTCTTGGTCTTCGCATCGACCGCAGCAGCCGCAGCGGTCTCCTCGGGGGTCTTCGCAGCCGGCGTAGCAGCCGGAGGCGTCGTCCCTGTCTCCTTGTAGAACCGCGTGACGAGGTCCTTGACGTCCGTGGCCGAACCGCTGCGCATGACCTCATCCATTCCAGTCCGAATGTATGCCGGCTGCGTCTTGACCCACGCCGCGAGCGTCGCGACATCGAGCTTGTCGTAGTTCGGGACCTCCTTCTGGAGATCGCCGACATGCGTGCGCTCGGCGAGGTTCGCCAAGAGCTTGGCGAGCGGCTCGATCTGCTCGCCGACATACTTCTGGACCTGATCGAGCGTGTGACCGACGATCTGCTTGTATTCGGCGCGACGCTGGATCATTTGCGCCTTGGCGATATCCGGAAACTCTTCTTCGAACTTCCGAACGACCGCCATCTCTTCGGCGGTGAGAAGCGCCGGAGGCTCCTTCGCCGCCGCAGCCGCCGCACGCTGACGTTCAGCTTCAGCCGCCGCAGCCTCGGCGTTGGTCTGGCTGACCGCCTTCGCAACCGTCGCAGCGAGACGCTCATCGGCCGCAGCAGCGACTTGAGCAGCGGCGGCAGCAGCATCGTCCGCGGCCTTCTTCGCCGCAGCCTCTTCCGCCGCGGTAGCTTCGGCCTCAATCTGCTCGGGGGTCTTGCCGGCGTTCGCCGCCGCTGCGGCGTCAGCCGCTGTCTTCTCGGCCGCTGCAGCTTCAGCCGCAACACGCTCCGCTTCGATCTGCTCCGCGGTCTTTTCGACCTGAGGCTCGATCTTGACCTCCGTGCCCTTCGCGTCTGCATCCGCAATCTGCGCGAAGGCCGCCTCGAAGTCGTCCGTGGTCTCTACCTTTGTCTCACCAGCCATAACTCATCCTTTCGCTACCAGAGTTCAATACCATCAAGGGGAGCCGCGGGCGGTTCGTCGGGCTTGATGACCGGCCGCGGAACAGTGAAGATTTTGAGCATCGCGTTGAGCGCCACCGCCGCGCCCTGCAGTCGGTGAAGATCAGCCGGCTCCGCCACCAGCAGCTCCTCCTGGGCCGACTCCACCCGCAGCTGGAGCAGCTCCGCCACCGGCCGGAACTCCTCCCGCCGATTCCACAGCTCCTCCTTGAGGAGGATTTCCCGCCGCAGTCGCTCCCGTCTGTCCACTTTGATCTCCGCTGAGTGCGCCAGCCATGCCTCGCTCCAAGAGATCGAGGGCGGTCTGGACGTTGGTGGCATCTGCGCCGGCCATGTTCTTTTGGGCCGTCGCGATGTTCTTGAACGCATCCGAGAGCAGCTTGCGAACCGTCGCCTCCGCCGTCTTCTGCATCATATCCTGCTGCTGCGTGGCGCTATCGTTGGCCGCCTTCGCACGACGATCCGACTCCTCGTCGCTCACCAGCAGATCGTCCATGTCCCGGACCTTGAGGCGGGCTCGCGAGAACTTGCGGAAGTTAATCTCGCGCTTCTCCTCGTCGAGGAGCGTCGTCGCGAGCTGGTCCATTTGGAGCCCGCGCACCTCTTTCGCGACAAGGGACGTCGCGCCACGCGCGATGATGTCGTAGTCGGCCTCCGGAGTCTCGTCGGGGTTGAGCTTTCGGTTGAACTGCACGATCGAGTCGAGCACCGACTGCGTGAAGGTGTCGAAGCTGCGCACGATGTCCTTGAACGGTAGTGCGGCGTCGCCGCGGATCATGCTCGCGCCCGCCGCGGTGCGCATCGGCTCGCTGTTGGATTTGGTCATATCGCCGCCCGTCGCCGGGCCAACGAATGTCTCCTGGTCCGCGAAGTCCATGTAGAGGTGGATCACCTCACGCAGCTCGTCGAGATGCGACTTGACCTCGATCTCGCGCACCGCGGGCTGCAACGCGTCGTTGCCGGTGCCCTCGCGATACCAAAACTTGTAGGCGCTCATGCTCGTGAGGTCCTGGTCGGGCCGGAGCAGATCGGTATTGAGTTCGAGGTTGGGCCCGCAGATGACGCTCGCGTTGTCGAGCAGCATACGCGATGCCGCGCTGATCGCCATCTGGCTGTCGCGCATAATGACAGGGAGCCCCTGGCCGATCGGGCTTGTATCATCCTCGTCGAATACGAACGAGTGCAACGTCTTCACATCGACTCCAAGTTCTTTCCACGGATTGAGCGTGACCTTGATCACATTCTCGCCGATCATCCAGACCTCGGCGTCCATGTCGTCGCCCCATTTGGCGGGCTCCACATCGATGCCGGCGAGGTAGAGCATCTGGCCGGACAGCTGACCGTGCCACACGAGAATCTCATACTTTGACGTCTCGGTCTTCTGCTCATTCGTGTTGGACTTGACGCCCATCGCGCGCAGCTCGGTCTCGAACTCCAGCGGACGCCAGTTCCCCATCGCGTTCTTTTCGAGGAAGCCGGTTATGACGTCCTCGAAAAAGTCCGGGCGATCGGCGAGCTTGCGCACCTGCGCGCGCGACATCACCTTGCGGACGAAGTAGCCGTCCATCGTCTCGAAGCGCTTGGCGCTCATGTCCGGATAGAAATCCCAGATGGGCACCCACTCGAAGCATGGCTTGTAGATGGTCTTCTGCGACGGCTTCGGCTGTCCGTCGGGGCCTGCCTTCCACACTGTCTTCTTCGCCTCGATCGCGTAGGGACCTTCGAGGAGGCCGACGCCGAACACGATGCCGGACTTGATGACCGATCGGTTGAGCGCGATGTAGTCGAGCGTCTGATGTCCGCCCAGCTCCTGCATCTGTCCGTCGATCATCACCGTGAGGTCTTCGGCGCGCTTCGCCGCGAGCTGCTTGATGGCGGTGAAGACGTAGTCAAGATCGGTCGGCTTCGGCGGATCGCCCGCATCGGCGTCACGCTTCTGCGCGAGCTTGATGGCCGCCTGCACGTCCTCCATCTTCATGTCCATGGAGGGGGACGCGGTCAGCTCCCAGTTCCTCTCGTTGCCGGGGAACATGAGGCTCATAAGACGGGAGAGCACGCTGAGACACTTGACGCGCGTCACCTTGGGGTATGACCGCGAGCGCTGCGCGCTCAGCTCCTTGTCGACGTCAGGGTCATAGATGCCGAGATACTGGCGCTCGCAGCGAAGCCACCGTAGCTCGGCCAAGCGCCGATCGGAGCGATACTGCGTGAAGAGCAGGCCGAGCTTCGAGCCAAGCCGCTGCAGCTCGACCGGATCGAGCTTGCGAACGGGAGCGTTCTCGGCATTCGGGACGTCGACCCCAGGCGGAACAAGGCTCGGATCAGGCTGGGCGATCGACGATGAAGGCACCATTGGTCAGCTCACGTCTGATGGTAGCTCGGGCCGAATTTGCGCGGCGGAACGAATCTACTACCGCCTTTCACGCCGTAACGCAACTCGCGCACCTGCTGGCGGTGGAAGTAGCGCGCCAAATAGCCTGTCGCGTCGCCCACATGCGACCACGCATTTTTCTCCGGATCAACGCCTTTGATCTGGTCCTTCTTCGAGTCCATTGCGAAGCGCCAGCCGCCCTTGAGCGCGCGCACGACGTTGGGGCACATGTTCTCGTCTACCAGCAGCGCCTCGCCGACATCGGTGAGATAGGTGCAGAAGTGATCCAATGCGTCAACCCGCAACGGCAGTCGGTTGTTGGATTCAATGGACACATCGAACTTATCTTTGAAGGGTTGGATGACTGCAACCTCATCACGCTGGCCGCGATTGTTGGATGCAGGATCAGGGGCAACGATAAGTCGAGCATCGGGGAATCTTCGACGAAGGTATGGCTTGAGTCGCTCACTGATGATCCTCTCCGAACCCATGTTCTCCTGCACCAACTCCCCCAGCACTAGGAGTCGACCATGAAAGTCCTGCTGCCCGAAAACAAGAGCGCTACCAGCAAGACCAGGATCGAAGCCGGCCACCAAAGGTAGATGGGGGTTGTATCGCAGCAGCTGGTGGGAGATATGACGCTGCGGCTTGAAGGCAGCGATGACGGGCTTGCCCGCGACGGAGAAGCCCCACTCGCACTCGACGAACTGCTTGATCCACTCATCGGATTTCCCCTTCGTCACGCTATCGTAATAGCCGCGCTCGCCGGGAAGGTTCTCGATGTTCTCCGCATCCGGCCCGAGCGCGGACGGCTGCTTGAAGTATGTCTCGTTGACGTCGCCGATCGTCACCGTGCCACCGTCCAATGTGCCGATAGCAAACGCGCCGTCGACACCGCGGTTCCTCTCGAACTCGCGGATCATACGATCGGCGTCTGCGTTACCCGTCGACCGGAAGAACCTCTTCACCGATCGGCCATGCAGGTGGTCGAACCACCAGTTGTCTTCCGTGCTCGGATTGGACGAGCCCCACATGCCCCAGTTGGTCGCGCCGCCGTCCTTCTTCGCGGGGTAGCGTCCGCAACGGGCAGAGAGCGCGTCGACGATCGCCTTGGGTATCTGCACGAACTCGTCGATAAGCACGAAGGTGACTTCGAGCGAGAGCACGCGGTTGACGTCATCAGCGGTGTCGAGCGGGCGGAAGAGCACCTCGCACTCGACGTCGCCGAACTTCAGCACGAACGTCTTGTTGGTGATGGACCAGCTACCAGCCTGCCCCGGCTTGAACCAATAGAACCACGACGTGAGTGTGGTGTCGTTCAGCTGCGGGGCGGTGTTGCGCACGACGACTGCGCGCGAGCGCCGGATGCCGTCGGGCTGCGGCGCTTGCATCTGCGCCATGTAGACGAGCTTCATGAAGAGGCCCGTCGTCTTGCCCGAACCGACCGGACCCACGATCCAATCGTAGAACAGCTTACCCGGCGTGTAGTCGACGATGAAGTCCCGCACCGTCGGCGCGGGCTTATAGTCGATGGTGTTGTGCGCGGACACGTCAGAACTTCATCGAGTTCTTCATGCTGGCGAGCGTCTTGCCGTCGAGCGGGCCGGTCTTCGCCGAACCGATCTGCTTCGCACCGGGCGGGATGCGCGAGGCCCCTTTGCCGGCCGGGGCCTTCCCCTTGCCCGCGGGAGCCGCACCCTTCTTCGCGAATGGGTTGGGCTTCTTGCCACCGGCAGGGACAGCGGGCGGCACGGAAGAGTTGGTTGTCATCGCAGCCATGGTCGTGCTCTCACATCGGGAGGAGGTAGAGGAGGATCAGCCCTCCTACCACGAAGGCGGCCCCGATGGCAAACTCCAGCGCGGCGCGGATCACGTGTGGACCCGCTCGCCCGCGCCGGCCGCGAAAGGGTCGACCTCGCGCTTCGACGGGGCGACTGTCGCGTGCGCGAGCGCGTAGCTCCACTCGCTCTCGGACATCGTCGCGACCAGCTCCTGCTGCCACCAGAGGAACACGTAGCCGTCGCGCCGCGTGATCTCGAACTGTCTCGCCATGTCACTGCTCCCATTGTGCGAAGAACAACGTCCACCAAGCCATCCACATCGCGATGAGGGGCATGTCACTTCCCCAGGTGCAGCGTGATTGACAGCGCGTTGCCCAGGACCGCGCCGGCCGCCGCCGCTTGGTCCTTCGACCCGTCGAGCCCCGCCGCGCGCACGACGAATTTCATGAGGTCCGCGCGCACCGCCGCGGGCGTCTCGTTGCTCCCGGCGAGCGTCCACATCTGCTTGAGATACTCGACCGCCTGCAGCCGCGCCTTCATCTTGAAGGATACTCCGTCGGTCTGCAGCTCCACGAGCCGCGCCTTGAGGTCGCTGATGAAGATCGGGTTGGTGCGGATCGAATCCCACTGCTCTGAGTCGATCCCATACGCCTCGCAGATCGTCTTCACGTCATACTCACGCAGCGCGATCTCGACCGGCAGCGTCGGGGGATACCCGATCTCTGCAGGGTCCTTGAAGGCACCGATGGGCTTCGTGAGGGCGTTCATTGCATCTTCCAAACGAACCAACTGAAGAAATCGCCGCGAACGAGTATGTGCCCGCCCGGCAGATGGAGGGTCGACCTCCCAAACATGACCGCGGGCTTCGCACCGAGCGCGCGAGCGAGCTTCGACGACATCTTGACGGCGATAAGGGCGGGTTTGGGCGTCGGCATGGGTAGTTTATGCCCCACCCGCCGCAGTTTTGTCAATTATGTCGGGTTCCCGGCCCATTAACCTATCTCAAAGAAGGGCTTGACATAAGGATATGGGCATGCTAGGATGTGATTATGGGTAGCTAATCACAGCAATCCATGAATGAGGGGAGACCTCGGGGAACGATCCCCACCAACCAGGAGTAACGAGTATGAATGCCAAGGTGACGAAGTTCATGAACGACCTCTACGAAGCCGCCCGCACGGCCGGCTGGGAAACCTACCAGTGCGCCAACCTGCTCAAGTCCGCAAAGATCAAGTGGTCGGACAAGGAGGCGGTCGCACTGATCGCATCCGAGTTCCGTCTCGGACACATCGCAGGGTATCTCAGCCTGCCCTCGCGCGACGCCGCGATGGAGGTGATGAAGCTCTCGGGCACGGAGAGGTCCGAACTTCAGCAGCGCGCCTACCGCGCCGCGGTGTCCAGCTGGAGCAACGTGAGGCTCCTCGCAGGCGCACCCAACGCACGCAACGGCTCGACCAGGGCCGCACCGGCGAAGCGGGCCGCAAGGACCACGACCGGCGCGAACGACAACACCGTGACGGCGCGTCCTACCGCCGCGGAGACGGTGACGTCCCCCAAGGCGCTCGCACCCGTCGTCGCGAAAGTCTTCCCTCGCGTCGCAGCGCCGGATGACGTCGCTACCTTCGCCACGTGGCTCGTCGACACGATCACTGCGTTCGAGAAGCGGAACGCACACGTGAAGATGGGCGACTACCGGTCGGCCTTCCACGACTTCATCATGTCGGTGAAGGTCATCGAGAAGCAGCGTGAGGCGGCATAGCCATGTTCGACCCTGAGGACGACAACAAGCCGGTCCCCTGGGCCCTCATCATGCTCTGCGGCGCAGCAGGGTTCGTAATGGGACTTCTCGCCTCCTGCGCCGCCCTACTTTGAGGGACGCCGCGCACATCCAAGCCCCCAACGCCCTGTGCGCGGCTTGACTGGGGAGGACTCGCAAGGGTCCTCCTCCTTTTTTATCCAGTTGATACTTTTGAGGGTGTTGATTTCGCAAATTTTGAGAAAAAATGCGTGGGCGATGGTGAACTCACTCTACGCATCGCCAAAATCCCCCTGCCCACCCCTTCGCACGGAAGAATTTCTGCAACAAGCAACCCCCGCGCCGAGTCAATGATCTTGACTCAGGCCTCTTGACTTATGCCATACGTTCAATTAGGTTGTTTCTTGCGGGGCACGTAGTGTGCCTTGCTTAAACCGAACGAAGGAATCTCATATGTCTAACTCAACAGATACAAACCGTAACGCAGTCTTCGTTGCAGCGCGCGCTCAAGGCCGCTCGCTCCAGACCGTCGTGGACGCTATCAAGGCGTGCAAGCTCGACTGGGCGAACAAAGATCAGGTTGCGTCCATTGCCGACGCATACAAGGCAGGCCGCGTCGCTGCGTCGCTGGATTGCAAGACCGAAAAGGCTGCGCTCGCGATCTTGTCCCTCAAACCCTACAAGGATGGCGCGGGCGACGGACACCGCACCTTGACGCAGCACAACGCGTGTCGCGTCGCCATTGCTACTTGGAGCCAAATCAGACTCCTCGCTGGCGCTCCGTCGGCGCAAGACGGAACGAAGCGCAAGGCGCGACCGAGCAAGGTCGCCGAAAAGGACAAGTCCAAGGACAAGGCGCAGTTGCCCGAGGCGCTGCTTCCTGCGCTGACTCGCTGGGAGTCGGCCGCGGACATGAATACCTTCGCGCTTCGCATCGCGCGGCTCATCAAAAAGAACGTCAACATGAACGCGGCTCTCGTCAAGGGCGACGTTGGCGACCTTCTGCGACGCTTCCCCGTCGACATGGCGCGCGCCATGAAGGTCAAGGATGTGACGCCGGCCGAAGCGACCTAACCAACCACACAACACTTTAATAGGTGAAGCCCGGGCGCAATCCCGGGCTTTTTCGTATGTGTATATTACTACTAAGATATTTTAAGCTGCTTTGAGCCGCTTCTAAGAGGTTTAGAGAGTTCTTGGACAACTCCTCACCCTGTTTTCCTATACCATCTTGCTAGGTTGGACACTTGCGGAACGCCAGGACCCTAGGGTTTGGCCAGGAATGAGTCTGTAAGGATATACTTCTGAAAAGAATGTAGGTTATATAGAGACATTTTGACTGCTCCTCACCGATTGCGCGCTCGCACCTCCTCACCCCTAATATCTAAAACGTCTCTATTACCTTGACTTCCCATGAGATCGTATATCCATTTCAGCCAAGCATAGCGCTCGCCTTAGAGAACAGGCGCTCCGCGCGTGACTATACTTTTCGCTGCGCCGTCCAAATCGCGCCGACGAGTTGTCCAAGAACTCTCTAATTTGACATGATAGTCTCTATGTGCTTAATCGCCTCCTCTTGAGTCAATGATCTTGACTCGCCCCTAGGAGGATCAAATGACGATTTCGATAGGCACGCCTGACGGGCAATGGTGGACGATCGATCAGCTTTGCACGCTCGGTAGAGAGCCGCATCCATCACCGCACGCCATGCGACAACGTATAAATAAGTTAATGGTTGCTGATTGCGTGGTCACTGACGAGCAGCTTGGCCGACTTATTATGCCGGCAGGCAAGCCGCGCGGGCGAAGCGTCAAGGGAGTGGATCAATGAGCGGTGAGGAGTATCTCGATCCATGGACCAAGCCCCGCGCGGAGCGATTGCGCAAGCATCTGGAGAGTCAACCTTGGGCAAGCTACGTGATGCGCTGCGAGCCGTGCGATATCGTCATGGTGGAGAGTCCGGCTGGTAGCTTGTCGCACAATAGATGCCCAGGCTGCGGATCGGATGTTGGGGGAATGCGCGTCACGGAGTTCGAGGCGAAGATGATGGAGACGAGCGGACGATACAACGGCGAGCATAACTATATAGACGGCTATCGCTGGCCGTTCTGGGTCAAAGGAGAGGACAATGGGCCGCAAGCGTAAGACCGATCGAGTTGTGCCAGCCATTGAGTTCTATGGTAATCAAATGACGGCGATCGAAATCTATCACCGTTTTGGTAGAGCGAAGGACTTGTCGTATCAGACGATTCGCAAGCGCATCGCGTCGGGCGATCGAAGCGAGCGCGACATACTGCGACCGGTTCAAATCAGTGAAGAGAGGCGAGCATACCTCACCAAGTATGACCCCAAGCTGCGCGGCACGGCTATACATCGCGAGGAGAGTCTCGCGCGTGCGCAGGGCCAGGAGGCGCTGAGCAAGCTCGAAGCGCGCAGGCGGCTGGCTCTGTTCTTGAGAGGAGGCGAATGATGGCAGGCGAACCAACGGAGCACTTGCGCAGGCTGACGAGCAAGCACGTGCTGCCCGAGGCGGCTGAGGTGTTTCAACTCATCGGGCAGGTGACGCGCGAAGGGCGCTATGTCTCGATCGGCGAGACGTGGCACACGCTCAACACGCTCGCAGCTTATCAGACGTGGCTGATCCTTCGCGATGGTGGTGGACTATATTGCATCTATCCACCCAAGCGCTCGGTCAGCGTCCGAGCATGGTTGCAGGACCGGAGTCTCGCAGAGCGCGCGCTGAGACGAGGCTACGCAGACATAGACGTTGCTATCATGGTGGCCACAATGGAGATGAACCGATGAGGTATGCAGACGTGACGCCAGCGAGCCTTGGGCTGATCAGCGACTCGTGGCAGGCCATCGAGCTGCACGACGGCAACGAGAGCAAGATAGAAGAGCTGACGAGTTGGGGACCGTTGGATCGCGTGCTTGCTACATATATCGCGCGTGTGCGGCTGGTGCGCAACCGCAAGGGTGTTCATTACGTGCTGGTGGAAGGCAAGCCAGACATGCGCTTCACGAGCTTCGAGGCTGCGGCCATGTGTTATATGTTTGAGCGCCGCGGCGACAATCCAAGCGCGCTCGATGAGAATATGCAGTGGCTCCACAAAGCAGCGGGCTTGACATATAGTTAATTGTATGCTACTATCTGGTTGTTGAATGCGTATTGTTGCAAACAACAGGAGGCGATCATGAACGCGCCTCGGAAACGAGGCTAGGCTGGCGAGTCAAGATCATTGACTCAGCCAGCCGATCGCTCCACCACAATCACGGAGGCCAACATGTTGACATGTGAACGTCGTCCCTATCTCACACACTTCGGCACGCGCAAGGTGATCCCGCCTACGCCGCCATCGCAGAGCGAGTTCGAGACGCTCGAAGACAGGCTCGAAGCGGCTCGCGCCCATCGCGCCGAAGGCCAGCAGCTGGGCGACGCGGTTCGCTCGTTCTATGGCGTCGTCATCCGCGAGTTCGGCACACGGAGGCTATCATGAAGCCCTTCTGGAAGCGGTTCCCAGGCGAGCCTGTGTGGCGCATCTTGGCGCGCGAGGAGGGCTATCACCAACACCGCTTGCGGGGCAACACAGCCCTTGACGAGGCGCTCGCGAGCTGGGGCGAGCCTAAGTCCATTCACGAGTCGTTCTATGACGGGGCGTTTCGGCGAGGATGCGCGCCGCGTAGCGAGCTGGTTGCTGACATCGCGCGGCTCAACGGCGAAGTGATCGCGATGCGCGTTGCGCAACGTGCCGATCCCTCAGCGCTTCGAGGCGGAGATGCGCGAGGCCGCGGCTAAGGTAGCGACGATCAGTGGCGTGAAGGAGGACATCTGCAATGGGTAGATCAATGTGGCTCGACGCAGCGGGCGAGCGCTCGCGCAAGCGTCAGGTGAAGGAGCAGCAGGCGCAGGCGGCGCGCGACATGGAGCGCGTCGATGCTACCACTCCGTGGCCCAAGGTCGTGAGGGCTATCGATGCGCGAGCGCAGCGTCAGATGCGTGACAACGAAGAGCGAATTGCGGATTGGAACCACGATCCGCTCGATGAACTGGGAGATGTGTGATGGCTATGTTTAATGCACGCCACTATGCGGCTATAGCTGGTGTGCTCGCGTCTGTTCCAACTGTGGAAGACGAACTGATTGCGGAGTTCGTCACGTTATTCCGCATAGACAACCCGAACTTCAAGAGCAAGCTGTTTGTTGTTGAAGTGCGTCGGAGGGATCGCCCGCCTTTGGCGACAATGCAGGACCACGCCGCGGTCAAGGCGTTCACGGAGGGCAAGTGATGGACGACAAGGAGCGCAAGGTGCGATCGGTCTATCCGATCCTGAAGATGATGCTCGCCGTCAAGAAGCTCGACGCCTATCTCACCAAGGCGTCGATCCGTGTGATGGATGGCACGTGCGATGCGGAGGCCGAGCTGTTCGAGCTGCCGCAGCAGGTGCGCACCATGTGTGCCGAGTTCGAGGCGCAGAGTATCAGCGTCAACGCGCCCATGTTCGGCGACCACGGCGACGCGTCGCGCTTCCATCACGCCATGTATCGGGTGGCACATCCTGGCGTGGACGGCGCGACTGACTACGACGTGGAGAAGTGGGTGCAGAAGCTGCGGCGTGCGCGTCGTAAGCCGACAGTGAGTCAATGATCTTGACTCAGATACTCTACACGCCGATGACGCATAAGCTTTACGAACACGACTGTGGTGTGCGTGAGACGCAGCTGACGAACCACTGGGGTCCGACCTACGGGTCTTGCGTCCATTGCCGCTGGAGGAGAGGCGGACGATCATTGGCGGCTGGCGGAAATGGTGTGTGGACGTGCCTTGAGACAGAGTTCGAGGGGCGCATGAAGATAGCTGATCAAATGAAAGGAGACTACAATGTCGAAATGCAAACGCAAGTCTCGTGCAACATGGCTGACGATCGAACTACCTAGTAACGGGCTCAACTACGAGCAATGCGGCGACAGCGAGGCTTCGTCACACATCGAGTATATCACTGGCTCGGACGACTTTGAGTATCACGAGGACGATCTCCGGTTCGAGATGAACCACCCCGAGGCGCTGAGGCTGAGCGCTGACACGCTCTTGTGTATGCTGTGGGACTGCACGGACAACTCGAAGCTCGTCGAGACGATGCATTCGTATCACACTGACGCGTTCGACAAGTTCGCCAGTGAGGACCTCGGGTTTGACCTCGGGCTGCGCCACGTGGGCGGCGACATGGCCGAGGTCAAGCTGAGCGTCGCCAAGCGGCTGCTCGCGAAGTGTCGCAAAGCCGATGGCTTCGCGACGTTCGCCCTCTTGTATGAGGAGGAGGCGCGCTATGGCTATAAACACGGCGACAACGACCCGGTGGCGCGAGCCAAGAGCGTCGAGCTGACGAATTGGGACGCATGCGAGCTTGGCTGGCTGCTTAGCTCTGCACTCAAGATGAGGGCGGAGAAGAGCCTGCCCGGTCTCACAGAGTTCGAGATACGTGGCCGGCGTGCGGCGGGGCTGCATACAACTCACTGGGTGCCGGCGCAGAGTAGCCGCGAGTTCGACGAGCGTGTCTTCTACGCGATGTATGAAGACGATGGCGAGCACCAAGCGTGGAGTGCTGCGGTCGATTGGGAGAAGTATGAGGAGAAAGTCAAGGACGCGCGGCAAGACCTGATCAACGAGTTGCCCGAAGAACAACGCGTCAAAGGACAGTTTCCGTTCCGGCGCTGCCCCTTGACATTAGAGCTGCCGCTGGCAGCATAGAGATACCTGCGCATGACGCGTAGGTAAGGACCCTGGTGGGGAACGTTTGGTCGCGTCGACTCGCCAGGGTCCAATCATGTCCTCAACCGAGTCAAGATCATTGACTCAATCAACGAAGGAGAAAGTAGCATGTCGGTAGCAGTGAACACGATGCACACCATCAGCATCGAGCAGATGAAGGAGATGATTAAGCACGTGTGCTTTCGTCTCAACAACGTGGTGGGCTTCGTCGGCCCGTCAGGCTGCGGTAAGACGGAGGGCAACAAGCAGGCGACCGAGGAGTCGGGGGCGATCTTCCTGCCGTTCCTCATGGGTCAGTATGACAGCGTCGATCTCCGGGGCTTCCCCGGCGTCGATACGCATGACGGCTACAAGAGCACGACGTGGTATCCAGCGTCGACGCTGCCGTTCAAGGGCAACCCCAACTTCGATGAGAACGGGCCGATCATCAACCTGTTCTTGGATGAGCTGAACCACGCGAACCAGTCGGTGCTGGCGATCTGCTACCAGCTGATGGAGGCGCGGCGCATCGGCGAGCATGTGCTCATGGACAACGTGCGGATCAGCTGCGCCATGAACCGCGCCAGCGACAAGGGCATCGGCAACCGTATGCCGTCACCGCTCGACAACCGCATCACGTGGGCCGAGACCGAGCCCAACATCAAGGACTGGTCGATGGATGCGCAGAAGCGTGGCGTGCCCGCGCTCGTCATCGCCTTCCTCACGTGGCAGAAGCAGCTGCTTCACACGTTCAACCCAGAGAAGCCCGAGAAGTGCTTCGCGACGGGCCGCTCGTGGGTCAGGGCAGGCATGTATCTGGCGGACACTACAATGCCGTCGTGGCTCAAAGAAGCCGCTATCGCCGGCTCTGTGGGCACTGGTAACCAGATGCAGCTGTATGGCTTCATCGAGCACTGGGAGAAGGTCACGAAGCTCATGCCACGTGTGCTCAAGGAGCCGACCAAGGCTGAGGTCTACGGCCCGGACGAGCCCGGCATGCAGTATGCGATGGCGCTGTCCATCAGCGGCTCGATGGACCCGAAGACGGCCGACCCCTACGACACGTATCTGTCGCGCATGAACCCTGAGTTCCGCGTGATGGCGTGGAACCTCGCGACGGCTCGCGTCGGCGACCCGCTCTACCAGACCAATGCCTTCATCAAGTTCTCGAAGGAGAACAAGGCGATCTGGCAGTGAGAATGTGCAGCCATCGCACGTGTCCGAGCGACGAGTGTCTCGGCGCGGATCGTCCGCTCTCGCCGGGTGAGACGCTCGCGTTGCAGAAGGTCTCAATGGGGCACGTGCGAGCGGAGTGGATCAAACCTCCGCGTCCGACTACGCGCGTGCTTTCGTTCACCGATAACCAAGGCAAGAGCTGTTCGTGTGTGGCGAAGCTCGTCGAGCGCGCGATGGTGCGCGTTCACCAGGACCGCAACGGACATATCGCCATCATGCTACGCCAGCGCGGCGTCAACGCGTTGATGGAGATACCCGAGTCAAGATCATTGACTCAAGGCGTCGCTGCACTAATCACCAACGAGGATGATGATGACTGAGCACTTCACATACGAGGGCTTCGACTTCACGATGGAGATCGTCGACGACGACCGCGAACCGCCGTGGGAAGATAGTGGATATGGCGTCGTCAGCTCGCGTCATGGTAGCAACAAGCGACCGGGTGAACGTGTGCTGCATCGCGACGGCAATCATTTCCACTACTACGACTGGCAGAAGACGATGGCCAAGGCCAAGCGAGAAGGCTGGGGTCATCCTGAAGGGGCACAGTGGGCGAAGGAGCACGGCCTGACGCAGAAACAATGCATCGAGGCGGCTGTTCAGTGGGACTTCGACCGCTTGCAAGGTTGGTGTGACAGTAAGTGGCGATACGTCGGCGTCGTCGTGAACTATATAACCGAGAGCGGTCGCTCAGAGCGTGCGTCCTTATGGGGCGTCGAGAGCGACGACGAGGACGCCATCAAAGATATGCGCGACGAGCTAGCCGACCAGCTACTTCCATTCACTGAGTTCGAGCGGCGCATGCGAAAGGCTGTGGCGTGATGAAGCCTAACGCAAGATGGTGTGCGACTCGGCAAATGTATCCCGCGGGGACAGTGATCTTCAGTCCAGAGGTTGCGAAAGAGCACCATCGCGACTGTTCCTACTGGGACTACAGTGGTCCGGATATATGCACCTGTCCACACGAGTGGAAGTTCGAGCGCAGGATGAAGGAGGCACAACATGCACTGGCTTACTCAGGACATGCGCATCAGCCGCGCGCCGCGCCGTTCACATGGTGTGCGTCGAAAGTCAGACAGGGTGCGCTCGCTGTGGCGCGCTGGGCTGGACACATCGCGCATCGCCTATATACTATCACTCACCGAAGCTGAGGTAGTTCGTCAGCTACAATTAACGAAGGAGATGAAACGTGGCAACGCATGATGCAATGAGTCTTGTCAAGTCGCAGATGCTACTGAAGCATGTGTTCTTCGCGACGCTGCTGCTTGAGACGCCGATGGTCGAGTGGACCGCGGCCGAGTGCGCAGTGATGGCTGCAAGGAATGGCGGCATGGCGACAGCGGCGACGGATATGCGCCGCATCTTCTACAACCCGAAGTTCATGGAGTCGCTGAGCAAGGCCGTGCGCCTGTTCGTCCTGGCCCATGAGGTGATGCACATCGCACTCAAGCATGGGCTGCGTCGTGGCGGACGAGACGCCGAGCTGTGGAACATCGCGTGCGACTTCGCCATCAACCTGCTGCTTCACGCTGCGAAGTTCGAGATATGGGATAAGGCGTATCTCCACGAGTTCGAAGGCGAGCGCGTCAACTTCGCCGGCATGTCGGCCGAGCAGATTTACCCCGAGCTGCTGGCCATCCTGAAGAAGCAGCAGAAGACCAAGGCGAAGGGCGGCAAAGGCGGAGACCTGATGGGCGATCTGCTTGAGCCCAACATGAACCCCGACGAGCGGGCGATCGTCGAGCGGCGCATCACCCAGCGTGTGATCCAGGCAGCCACGGCGGCACGCATGTGCGGCCAGATGAAGGGTGAGCTGGCCCAGCTTGTCGACGGCATCGTGAACCCGCCGCTGACGTGGCAGGAGCTGCTCTACAACTACACGACCAAGTTTGCAGAGGACGAAGAGAGCTGGAACCATCGCAACCGGCGCTTCGAGGTCTACCTGCCCACGCGTCGATCGATGAAGATGGGCGAGCTTGTCGTGATCGGAGACACGTCCGGCTCGCTGACCGGTTCGCCTATCTTCGCCCAGACTGGGCACGAGCTGGAGACGATCCGTGAGGTGGTCAAGCCCGATCGCATCCGTGTGATCTGGGCGGACGATGATGAGTGTAATCTCGAAGAAGTCTTCGAGCCGCATGACGAGGTGGTGCTGCATCCGACAGGCGGGGGCGGGACGGACATGCGCAAGCCGCTCAAGTTCATCGAGCGCTACGACCCCATCGTGTGCGTGCTGGTGACGGACTGCTACACGCCATGGCCCGAGAGCCCGACGCCGTTCCCTCTCATCGTGTTGAGCAACACGAACCACAAAGCGCCCGACTGGGCGATGACGATCCGCATATGAACGATCACATCTCCGACGCCATTAAGTATCTGATGAAGGGTATGATGCGCAAGGTAGCAACATATCACTGGCTCGCGCTCGTCCATAGGAATGGGCGTGTGTCAGAGTATGACCGCGTCACTGGCGAGAACGGCGACGATGCGGTCACGCTCGATTGGTTGTGCAGCCGCGTGGGCGCAGGCATCGCCATCGTCAAGCGCAACCCTGACCCGAGCCTGACGAAGTTCGAGCAGGAGATGCAGAAGGCGAGCACTCCGTTCGTGGTGTTCCAGCCAGGAGCATTCACGCGCGATACGCTGCCGATGTTCGACGACTACAATGCCGCGCTCGGTCACGCGAAGAAGATGCTGGAGCAACAGCGATGAGCAAATCGAAGTGGAACTACCTGAAAAACGAGCCGACCTATATCCCGATCGCCTACTGCACTCAGGGACAGGTTCACATGTGGGAGTCCGTAAAACTGTGGAAGCCGCACGCGCTCCAGAACCTCTGCAACAACATGACGCGACAAGTTACAGCAACGACGCTGCTTGTGTTCCGTCATCGCATGTTCCACATCGTGCGCTGGCTGCCGCGCGCGAATGACCAGTGGCCGGTATATGAGTGGACAGTCACGCAGCGGTTCAGCAACCGCAAGAAGCAGGCTGCGTTGATGGCGATGGCTCTCATCGACAGCCGCGCGCCTGAGGAGGAACCTGCTCCAAGCACCATGGGTTGGGCAGCAGGGGTGTCCAATGGGGTCAGCACGTGAACATCCAGCAATGTCCGCGGGGAATGGTTCCTTCGGGATGGAGGCCGACGCCTTGACAGAAGCTCGGTATGTCGTAGTGACGTTCACTGGACCAAACGGGTTCATCAAGCACACCTATGACACAGGGACCAAGACGTTCGACAAGGTGTGGCACTCAGCGCCAGACGAGTGCTCGCACATCGTGCTGTTCAATGGTGAGTATCTCGTGACCGATCGCTTCGCAGCGACGGTGATGGACAGCGCGAGGGTCGCGATCGGGCCGGTCGAGAAGTATGAGACGAAGGACGCCGCGATCATGGCGGCGGTGATGAAGTCTGGACAGGGTTCGAATGCGGAGCAGTTCCGACTGATATGCATGGGATTCTACGGCACAACGAGGGGTCAGTCTAAGCGCTCTGAAGCCTTCGCGAACCTGTATGTAAAAGCGCTGAAACAGACGGAGAAGTATAATGGGTAACCAGGACGCGCGGCTGCGGAACATCACCGCCAGGACGAAGAAGAACACGTTTACGAAAGGTAGCTCGACGCTGGAGCTGGTCTGCGACAGCTACGCGGTGTCGTCCTGGCTGACGAGCGGCGCGGCCAAGGAGCTGGTCTATGCCCGCGGCACGGCGTTCGCCGGGACCGTCATGATCGACGACGGCGTCAAGCCGGTCATCGAGCTGTTCGAGTTCGTTCGCGATCTCTCGACGAACCTCATGCAGGAGTTCAGCAGCATCGAGCACAAGGCGGGCTCGCGACACCTCGCGATGATCCACCGCAAGATCGGCCCCGACGCCTACGAGTATGTGGTGCAGAGGCTGTAAACCGAGTCAATGATCTTGACTCAATCAACGAAGGAGTAGTTCAAAATGAGTGTTCAAACCAACTGCATGGCCATCAACATCACCATCGGGATGTGGATGGGACACCGGCTCGACAAGGCCAAGACGCGTGAAGTGACGCAGGGAGCCCACGCCGACGACGACGCGGCGCGCGTGAACAAGCACCTCGTCCCCAAGGAGAGTCTCAAGGGGGTGGTGAGCAAGTTCAGCGCGGTGCGCACGCACTTCTATAAGAACACGCTGCCGTGGAAGGACAGCGGCGATCGGCTCATCACGCGCAAGCGCTTCCAGCCCTTCATGAACGAGCACGCCGCGCTGCGCGACGAGGCCATGGTGGAGGTCGAGGAGTTCCTCACCAGGAAGTATCTCACGGCGCGCGACCAAGCGGAGTTCCGCATGGGCACGATGTTCAACCCGAACGACTACCCATCGCCCGATGCACTGCGCCACAAGTTCTACGTGCGCTTCGACATCGACGGCATCAGCACCGCCTATGACTTCCGCCTCGAAGAGGACAACGCGATGCAGTCGCGTATCACGAAGGCCGTGGGCGGGCTCTATGAGAAGTTGATGAAGCCTCTCACGCACTTCGCCGAGGCGATGGGGACGCCTGACAAAATCTTCCGCGACACGACCGTGAGCAACTTGCGCGACATCGTCGAGATGCTGCCCGAGCTGAACTTCACGGACGATCCGGAGCTGAAGGCGCTCGGCGAGCGCATCGCCAAGAGCCTCACGCCTTACGAGGCGAAGGACCTCCGCACCAACGCCATCACTCGTAAGGCAGTGGCGAGCGAGGCCAGCGAGATACTTGAATCCATGACGGGGTTCATGCACGCCTTCGGGCCGCGCGAGGAGGAGCTGGAGGATGCGTAAGCTCCATCACCAAGTGCTGGTCACGATCAGCTTCAACAAGCCGATCAGTCGACGCGCCGCCGTGCGCGAAGCCAGGGACAACATTCACGGCACATTCTACTGCTCCCATGGTATCTGCACTGGATACTCGGAAGCCTACGGTCGGGGTGACGAACGCACCTACCCCGATAAGTTCAGAGTGCGTAGCGTCAAAACAGGAGGGCGACAATGAGCGATCCAGAGATGAGACACGAGCGCGATCAGCGCATCGTCCAACCGACCAAGGTCATCATGAACCCAGTGGGCGAGATACTCGATCGCGTGCGACGCATCGAGACGCGGCTGACGGCGGGGCTGGAGAGTCTCGGCGCGGTCGTCGTCACAGAGAAGCCCAAGGTCATCACCCTTGAGACCGGAGGGATGGGTGTCTCCATCCCGAGCACCGGCGTCAGGCTCAAGGACATCATGGAGTTGGTTCCCGCGGGCGTGTTCGGCGAGGTGCCCATCTTTCACAAGGGTCTCTTCATCGCCGTGATTGCGCTGAATGCGGCGTGGAACCCAGAGCGCGGTTGACAGCAGTTGGGGTGGCGTATATGAATGCGCCACCCTTTATTTGAAGAGGTCATTGCAGATGAAGCCATCAGTCCCGCCGCCGATCCATCACGGTGGCCGCAAGCCAGTCTATCCCTGGGCGTCTCTCAAGGTCGGCGAGTTCTTCTTCGTCCCTGACAGAGACCGGAACAATCTCGCGTCGCTCGCATGGCACACCGGCCGCAACCTCGGCTTCAAGTTTGAGACACGGCTCTGCTATATGGCCCGCGTCGGTGGTAAGCTCGGGCAGTGGTTGCTGAGCGACGAAGACCAGCGTGGCGCAGTGCTTGGTATCGGTGTATGGAGGGTAGCATGAGGTCTGTCGAAGAGATTATCCACGAGCTGCGTGCGCGGCTGGCGAGCTGCTCAAGCCGCGAGCCCGACGGCTGGCCGATGACGGTCGAGAAGGCCGACCTCCGCGCGCTGCTCGATCACATCGATCACAGGCACGATGAAGAGCACCATCATCTGAGCAAGATGACTGCGCTGCTCGGATGATCTGGGATCGACTTCACGCTACGGCGTTCGACTTCGAGACGACAGGCGAGCTACCTGAGCATGCGCTGCAACCGTGGCGCATGGCCCAGGGCAAGTTCTCGCTGACCAGTCTCTCGGTCTATCCAGACTGGACTGGAGCAACCGGGCTCTACCCGACGCGAGAGCGGTGCAAGCGCTTCCTTGAGGAGGCTCGCGCCGCTCGTCGCTACATTGTCGGGTGGAACACCGTCTTCGATATCCAGTGCCTGCTTGCGCTCGATCTCGAAGACGAAGTGATGGCCTGCCGTTGGCTCGACGGCATGCTCGTCTGGAAGCACGCCGTCGTCGAGCCTGAGTATGAGACCCGGCCGCAGGACAAGCAGCACTTCAAGCTGAAGGGTCCTGGCAGCGTGGTCGAGCTGCTCTACGGCCCCGAGGAGGCCACCTACGGCGAGGGTATCGACTTCCATGACCCGAGCCCCGAGGCGCGCGCCGTCCTCCAAGCGTATAACGATCTTGACACGAAGCACACCTATAACGCGACGCAGCACTGGTGGGAGCGCCTGACGCCCAAGCAGCGCGCCGTGGTGCTCATCGAGGCGGAAAGCCTGCCCATGGTCGCCGCTGCGAACCTGCGGGGCCTTCCGGTCGACACCCTCTCAGCGCACGATCTCCAGGCTGGGCTGCTCAAGACCGCCCGCGAGAAGCTCGCGATCCTCGGGCCGCTGATCGAGCCGCACGCACTCACCATCTGGCCGGAGCTTGCCAAGACCGCGGCGAAGAAGAAGCAGAGCGTGACCGAGCTGGTCGTGCGCTCGCCGCAGAAGCTCCAGAAGATTCTCTTCGATGTCTGGCAGTGCCCGGTCATGAAGGTGAACACGTCGAAAACGACGGGCAACGAGTCTTACTCCACCGACAAGGAGGTGCTGCACGAGCTGGCGCTCGACGGGTGGGACAACGTCAAACACCTGCATGAATATCGTCAGTCGTTGAACCGCGTCACCAAGTTCGTCGACAACGTGTTGGAGTCGGTCGACTACAATGCCGACGGTCGCACGCATCCGGAAGCGCACGTCTTCTCCACCTACACCGGGCGCATGACCTACTCGTCCACGCAGGGTAAGAAGGGTTCGAAGGCGCAGCGGCAGACCGGCTATGCGATCCACCAAGAGAAACGCGACAAGATTTTCCGCGAGAAGATCATCCCGCCGCCCGGCTATGAGCTGATGGAGTTCGACGCCGCGGGCCAGGAGTATCGCTGGATGGCGGTGCAGTCCGGCGACGAGACGATGTGCCAGATGTGCCTGCCGGGCGAGGACGCCCATAGCTACATGGGCTCGCGCATCCTGGAGATGGACTACAAGGAGTTCCTCACGCGCCTCAAGGCGAAGGAGGAGCGCATCTCCGGGCCGCAGGGCGGGCGCATGCTCGGCAAGGTGGGCAACCTCTCGCTCCAGTATCGCACGTCGGCCAAGAGGCTGCTCTCGACGGCGCGCACCGACTACGACATTCCGCTGGTGATGTCGCAGGCTGAGCACATCCACGGCGTTTACCCGCAGACCTACACTCGCGTGCCTCAGTTTTGGAAGAGTCAAATTGACTTAGCGAAGCGGCAAGGATACGTTGAGACCATCTCAGGACGACGCGTCAAGATCATCGGCGACTGGGGCGGCAGCTTCGGCTGGTCGATGGGTTCGACCGCCATCAACTACGCCATCCAAGGCACCGGTGCCGACCAGAAGTATCTCGCCCTGGCGGTGATCCGGTCCTACTGCCGGCAGAACGGTATCAAGTTTGTGTTGGACATGCACGACGGTCTCTACTTCTTCGTGCCGAAGGCTAAGGTGATCGAGGCTCGCGCGGTCCTGTCGAAGATGTTGAACAACTTACCCTACAAAGACGCGTGGGGCTTCACCCCGCCGATCCCGCTACCGTTCGACTGCAAGCATGGCCCCAACTGGGGCGCGATGAAAGAGTGGAAGGAAGCAGCATGAAAAAGGACTTCGCCGCAGAGCTTGCCGAACTGGTCCAGAAGTATCTGGATGACGGCATGGACATCGAAGAGATCATCAACGACCTCGAACTCAAGAAGATGGCGCTGGAAGAAGACGTGGACAACGAAGAGGATCACGACCAATGACGACCGTAGTCTACTTCGAGAACGTCGAAACGAAGAAGCGCTACAAGGTGCTCGGCTTCCGCGAGGACGGCGACAAGCGCTTCGTCACGCTCCAGGGTCTCGCCGATCCGTGGGAGGAGCCCTTCACGCGCGAGCGCTTCGAGACGATGGGCTACAAGCTCGTGAGGGTTGAAGAGGAGCCGGCGTCGTGATCTTTGGCCACGCTCGCGGCACACCACACTACTGGTTCGCATGGCGACCTGTGAGGCTCGTTGATGGCCGCTGGGTTTGGTGGCACGGTCTCGCTCGTCAGTTCAATGATCCAGCGATGGACCCGAGACGTGAGCCGCCTCCCAAAGTTGTCTACACGCCGTGGGAAGCCTTCGTGCAGAAGGAGATGCAGGCTATGCAGTGGGCTCCCTCGTCGGACGATCCGCTCGCGCAGCGTGAGAAACCACTACCGCCGTCACTCCAAGCATTTAAGGAGCTGATTGACGCGTCGGTCGCCGCTGGCCGTATACTTTAATGGGTGAGTGTCGTATCAACGGCCGGGACTATTGGGCGATGAAGCGTCTCGCCCGCTCGATGACACCGCAGGAGAAGCGTGATGCCCAGCAGCAAAGGTTATGTGCGCAACCTCAAGCGCGAGTATGCGACGCAGAAGGCGCGGGGCGAGAGCGGGACGGGCAGCGACAGCGAGAACGCGAAGCGCCACCGTGACCGACGCACAGCGCTGAAGCTTGGTATCATCAAGAAAAGCCAGGACAACGACCACAAGGCCCCGTTGAGCAAGGGTGGCTCGGACAAGCCCAGCAATCTACGCGGCGAGACGCCGCACCAGAACCGATCGTTTCCTCGACGTGCGGACGGTTCGATGATCAAGAACGTCGAGAAGACAAAGGAGAAATAAGTGGTTGAAGCCCTCCACACTATCGAGACCCCACGGTCTCATCTCGCGAAGGAAGACAAAGCCGCTCCCTTCCGCCACCTCTCGTTCCCCGAGAAACACGAAATCTACGAATACTTGCAGACCCGCATCCGGGTGATGAACCCGGAGGAGCTGGATCGTGCGGAGCGGCTGTGCTCCTACATCGACAAGAACGAAGACGACGAGACCGTCGCCGAGCACTTCAACAAAAAGTTCTCCTGCTCCAAAGCCCAGGTGATGTCCGTCCGCATGGATATGTTCGGCTCGCTCTTCAAGAAGAGCAAGGTGCGCACGCCCAAGGGCGAGGGCGTCCTGCTGGAGCTGATCGAGGACCTCCAGGATGAGGTCAAGGTGCTCAAGGAGAAGCAGGCGAAGCTTCTGCTGTGGGCCAGCTTCGGCTCGGCTCATCCGTTCAAGGGGTAGCAACCGAGTCAAGATCATTGACTCAAACATAGAGGAGAAGTGAGTGGAAAAGATACGAAGCCTACTGCGTGAGATGGAGACCACCCAGCACGCGATGCACGGCGCGAGCGACCACGGCGAGCACCGTCGTCTCCGCGATGAGGCCGATCGCATCAACAGCGATCTGCAAGTCCAAGCGCTCCTTGTCGGCGAGCAGGTGATCAGCTCGATCCATCGCATCTCGGAAGCGCTTCAGGACATCGCCGTCTCGCAGCGTATCATCGCTGGTCGCGCACGCAGCCTATGAGCGACTTCCCCGAAATCGCGGGGTTGCATCTCCGCGTCAACCGCGGCGATCCGCGGTGGCTGGCTGACCGTGAGATCGGTCAGCGTCTCAGAGAGATGGAGGCGCTCGCTCGCCTCCGTCGTGCGGCGCGCAAGGCTAGACGGCGTCGCTTGATCGACAAATGGTTCTGGCCATTCTGGGCGTTCTCAGCTACGCTGGCCGCCATTCTATGGATCACACATGACTAGCACTCTGCTGATACTCGGCGTCGCCAATGAGGTGTCGCGCGAGCTGGAACGATCGACGCACCTGCATGGCCCCATGCGCGGCGTCCACGAAGGAGCCTCGGTCATCCGCGAGGAGTTCGACGAGCTGTGGGACGAAATCAAGATCAACCCCACGAAGGACCACGACTGTCTGCGTCGTCGTCGCAAGGAGGCGATCCAGCTGGCGGCGATGGCGATGAAGTTCGTGATCGACGTCTGCGACAACCCGGTCGCGTCGACCGGTGGAGGCGTCGGCTACGACGCGAAGGTCCGTCACGACACCGATCTCGCCGCGCACATCAGCGGCATCAAGGCGAACTACTGAGCTTCCGGCTCGCTACCGGAGTGACCCCAGGGCCTGTCGGCGATACGCGCGTGAGCACGCCGGAGCCCTGGGGCTTACCAACAAGGAGATACCATGAAACATATGATGCTCGATATCGAGACCCTCGGCAAGGGTAGCTTCGCGGCTATCCTCTCGATCGGGGCAGTGAAGTTCGACCCGTTCTACTGTCCAGCGACCATTGAAGAGTTGATGGAGACGACCGAGCGCTTCCACGTCCGTGTCGAGGGCGCAGGCACCCGCTACGGTATGCAGATGGATGTCGACACCGTCGGGTGGTGGATGCACCCAGATCGCGCCGCGGCGCGCGACGCCATCCGCGCGATGGAGGAGGTCGATCTCGTCAACGCCCTCTTCGGTCTCACCGAGTTCTACGGCTCCGACAGCTTCGTGCCGGTGTGGGGCAACGGCGCAACGTTCGACAACGTGGTGGTCTCCAACGCCTACGGTCGCGTCGGCCAGGAGCGTCCGTGGAGATACAAGGCCGACCGCTGCTTCCGCACGCTCAAGGCGCTCGCGCCGAGTATCAAGTCGACTGACGTTGGCACCGGTCACACCGCGCTCGACGACGCCCTGGCGCAGGCGTGGTGGATGCAAGGCATCGTCAAACACCTTGGGCTCATCAACCTCTGATGGCCCCGCCCGTCGCATTCTTCGAAAGGGGGAAGGGCTTCCGCCGAGCATATCCGCGGACACCCTTCCCCATCAGCGACGAGAAGCTCATTGAGCTACGTCTTAAGTATCACGGCTCGACAGGACGTCCGCGCAAGGATAGTGGATGCCCTGGTGGGATTGCAAAGATCGCGAAGAAGCTTCGTGTCAAACCACACGTGGTGAAGTATCGTCTGTCAAGACTTGCTGAGAGGGACGAATGAAAGCCAAGCCCTGGAGCTTCACCGGTCTCGAACAGGCGGACCAGTGCCTCAAGCAGTTCAACGAGGTGCGCAATCTCAAGCGCTTTCCGTTCGAGGCTGACTCCGAGGAAGCGAAGTGGGGCCGCTATGTCCACAAGGCGTTCGAGGATCGCCAGGGGACCAGGATCGAGCTGCCGCAGGAGCTGAGCCACCACGAGAAGTTCATGCAGCGCATGGAGGCGTGGGATGGCTTCTTCTTCACCGAGCAGAAGGTCGCGCTCGACAAGCAGCTCAGGCCGGTGTCCGACTACTTCAGCGACCGGGTGTGGTGGCGCGGCGTCATCGACTACACCAAGGTCGAGTATCTCGCGCAGCGTGCGCGCATCGTGGACTACAAGACCGGCAAGCGGAAGCCGAAGCCAGGGCAGCTCGTGCAGAACGCGCTCTGGACATTCGCGATGTATCCCGATATCAATGTGGTCGACGCCTTCTTCTACTGGACGCAAGAGAGCGACTATGAGAAGGCTGTCGAGCGCTACGTCTATGGCCGTGCGGAGATACCTCAGTTGTGGGCGCAGTTCATCCCGTCTCTCACCAACCTGAAGACCGCCTACGACACCGACACGTGGCCGCCGAAGCCCAGCGGTCTCTGCTATGGCTGGTGCCCAGTCACCGACTGCAAGCACTGGAAGCCGAAGAAGGAGAAGCGCTGATGAAGCTCGTGTTCCGCCTTGTGATGATCATCTTGACTTTCATCATCGCAATGGACCTTGATGCGATCCGCGGCGACATCGCGCAGATGAACAAGATACTCCATGGAGATCACCGGCCATGAGCGACTTCCACAACCTCGTCACTGACCTCGGCGAGTATCCTGTCGGCGGTCTCGAACCCGACGAGTTCCTCCGGCAGCTCCGCAAGTATGGGTTCATGCTCCTACCCTACTCGCCCAACGACGCGGACCTCGCGGTGATGGTGCGTCAGTTCCCCATCGCGGGCGGGCGCATCGACCATGTGCGGCTGGCCTACGCCGCGCTCGTGGCCCGGCGCAAGGACATGCCGCCCGATCCACCCCCAGTGAAGGCCCCTCGTGTCAGACAGGATGAGCGCGATGACTGAAGGCGAAATCCGCGCCGAGCTGCAACGCTCGCCGACGAACGAGAAGCGTCGGAACTACGAAACGGAGCTGGAGGCGATCTACTTCCAGCGCGCTCGGCTCTTCGACATCGTCAACCGCTTCGTGCGGTCGACCGACGGTCAGATTCTCAGCGACAAGGACTTCGCCCTCGCGGTCTTCGAGCGCTGGGCCAAGGACCGCGGCGTGCATCTAGGAGACCCCAATGAATGAAGACTACGACGTCGACGCGACGATGCGTCTGCGCGAGACCAAGATATGTGAGCTGCAGCAGACGATCGCGCAGAAGGACGCACGCATCGATGAGCTGCTCGCCGCCAACAACCAATACCTTCAGCGCGCTCGCGACGCTGAGGCGAGAGTGAAACGGCTCGAAGGCACGATCGAGTGCCGAAACCAAGCAGGAGTGGGAAGTCTATGACGAAAGCACACCTCGTCGAGAAGGACGTGAAGCGCAAGGCCAAGGCGTTGCTGGACAAGCACGGCTGGTTTCACTGGATGCCGCCCGCCAACCAGTTCGGCAAGAACGGGATCAGCGATCTCCACGCCGTCAAGCCCGGCGTCTTTATGGTGGTCGAGTTCAAGAAGACCGCCGCGGAGAAGCCGACGGAGATGCAGAAGGCGTTCCTCACGATGATCCATCAGGCGGAGCATCTCGCCTTCGTCGTCAACAACGACAACCTGGAAGACTTCGAGCGCTTCCTCGTGCTGTTCGACGAGGTGCAGGCTGTGCTTCAGAAGGGTGGCACGCTCGCCGACTACGACATGGCGAAGGGCGAAGAGTTCGTGCAGTGTCATCTCAAGATGATGGAGCCCTTCGCCCCGTTCGCGACGATGGGGAAGATGGCCGCGGCGATGCCGAAGCACTGAACGATGTATGTTCACGCCGCCACGAACTCGCTGGTGCTGCGCGTAGTTGACCCGTTCATGCTACGCGCATGCATCCCGCAGAGTAGGACGATCGACCACCCGCAGTTCAACGTCGCGGTGAAGTTCTCGATCGACAACGTGCGCGTGCTGCGGAACCTAGGCATCGAAGCACCGATGCCGATGGACTACGAGTTCCCCGGCCGGGCCACGCCGTTCGCTCACCAGCTGGAGATGTTCAACTTCCTCCGCCTCCACCCACGCTGCTTCAACCTCAGCGAGCCGGGCACGATGAAGACCAAGCCGGCGCTGTGGGCGGCCGACAAGCTCATGCTCGATGGAGTCATCCAGCGCGCCGCGATCATCTCCACCCTAAGCACGCTGGAGCCGGTGTGGGAGCAGGAGATATTTGACACTGTCTACCACCGCACCTGGGTGGAGGCACACGGCTCGGCCGCGAAGCGCGCCAAGGCGATGGCCGCCAACGTGGACTTCTTCATCTTCAACCACGACGGCGTCGTCTCGAAGGAGGTGTGGCACGGCGTCCACGATCGGAAGGACATCAACCTCGTCATCGTGGACGAGGGCTCGAAGTTCCGCGAGCCCGGCACCGATCTCTACAAGGCGCTCAAAAGCATGATCCGGAAGGATCAGCGCGTGTGGTGGCTGACGGGCGGCCCCTGCCCCAAGCTCCCCTCCGACGCGTGGTCGCAGATCAGGATCATCAACCCCAACGCGGTCTCCCAGTTCAAAGGGACGTGGCGGCGCGAGGTCGAGATACCAATCAACCAATACAAGTGGGTGCGTAAGCCCAACGCCATGAAGATCGTCTACGCGGCGATGCAGCCGGCGATCCGCTTCGAGAAGAAGGACTGCATCACGCTACCGCCTGTGACCACCATCAAGTTCCAGACGAAGATGTCGACGGAGCAGGCGCACAAGTTCAAAGAGATGAAAAACGAGATGGCGACAGAGATCGCCGCGCACCAAGTCACGGCTGTGAATGCGGCCGACAAGATCATCAAGCTTCGCCAGATACTCTGCGGGTGCATCAAGAACCCGACGACCGGCGAGTATTTCACCATCAACTACCAGCCGCGCTACAACACGCTTGTGGAGATCATCGAGAGTGCCAAGGCCAAGGTCATCATCATCGTCCCGTTCAAGGGGATCATTCGAGACCTGGAGGCCAAGCTCAAGAAGGACGACTACACCGTGGGCGTCGTCAACGGCGACGTCTCACCGACCAACCGCAAGAAGATATTCACAGCGTTCAAGACCGAGCCCGACCCCCACATTCTCCTCGCGCATCCCAAGGTCATGGCCCACGGCCTCAACCTCACCGAGGCCGATCTCCTGATCAACTACGCGCCGATCTACGGCAATGAGGATTACTCCCAGGTGATCGAGCGCTTCAACCGCGCAGGCCAGAAGAACAAGATGACCATCGCTCGCATCGCCGCGCACCCGCTGGAGTGGGAACTCTACAAGGTGCTCGATGACGACGCGGCTGGTCAGCAGGCCATCATGGACCTGTATCGAAAGGTAGCCGATGGCTGAGCTGTGGCTGCTTGACATTAAAGGTATTTGGATTAAACATGACTTTGACACATGGCTCAAGGAGCAATCTGTGGAAACGAATAAATTCGACGAGCTGACCGAACGATATCTCTACGTGAAGCGCGCCAGGGCGAAGCGCGCCGCCGCCGCCGCGGAAGACGACAAGGTCTTCAAGACGGAGATGGAGCGGCTCGAAGGCGTGATGGGCGACCTCCTCACCACCACTGGTCTTACGAACGCCAAGTCCGCGCATGGCACCGTCTATCGGGAGCTGGAGGTCCTGCCGGCTGCGGAGGACTGGACGACGTTCTATAATTGGATTAGTGAGAACAAAGCCTTTCAGTTTCTCCACAAGCGCATCACGGCCCGAGAGGTCGCTGCGTATATGGAGGAGCATAAGGACGACCCGGTATCGTTGCCACCCGGCATCCGCGTCGAGAAGAAGTATGTGGTCCGGGTGCGAACCGCGACAGACAAGACGTCACGCTTCGAGCAAGAGATGCGTGACGCAGCCAAAGGAGACGAGTAATGGGTCAGGAGCTGACTACCTTCGCCGATCGGCCGGCGCTCTCTACGAAGTTCGCTACGTTCTTCCAAGAGAACAAGAACATCCAGGATAAGGAGACGACGCCGTCGCTCTCCATCGAAGGCAAGAACTTCACCGTCATTCTCAACGGCGAGAAGACCGTCATCCAGAAGAGGGACGCCGACGGCGAGCTGGAGCCGGTGAAGTCACTCAAGGTCATCATTCTCGATGCCGCCCAGACACGAGGGCGATCCTACTACGCCGGCGCATATGATCCGTCCAAGGCGACGATGCCGGACTGCTGGAGCGACGACAGCGTCACGCCGTCGAAGAACGTCAAGAAGCCTTGCGCGGCGTCGTGCGCGGCGTGCCCGATGTCGGCCAAGGGCTCACGCCCCTCGACGCGCAACAAGGAAGGCGTCGCGTGTGGTCAGCACCAGATGATCGCCGTCATCCCCGCGTCCGACTTCACCTTCGAGCCGCTGCGCGTGAAGCTGCCGATCACCAGCGTGTGGGATGGGAAGAACCCCGCGAACGACGAGGCCTGCAAGTTCGCGTTCAAGAACTACACCGACTACCTTCGCGCGCATCAGGTGGATCACACCGCGTTGCTCGTGACCAAGCTCACGTTCGATAAGGACGCGGAGTATCCGAAGCTCCTCTTCCAGCGCGACGTGTTCCTCAACGACGAGCAGATCGAGAAGCTGATTCCGATCATCCAGAGCGACAAGGTCAAGCAGCTCATCAGCTCCACCTGGACGCCTAACGGGCGCGACGGCGTGCGTGTGGCCGAGCTGTCCGGCCCTGAGGACAACGCCGCCGCGGCTGCCGCCAAGGACGTGACGCCGCCCAAGACGACGGAGGCTGAGGCTGCCGCCAAGGTCGCCCAGGAGGTCGCCGCCAAGCTCGCTGCGGATGCTGCCGCCAAGGCCGAGGCGAAAGCCAAGAAGGTCGCCGAGGCGAAGGCTGCCGCTGAGGCTGCGGCTGCCGCTGCCGCCGCTGCTGCGAAGGCCGCGGAGGATGATGACGATGGCGAGCCGGTGCTGCCTGGGAGCGCCGCTGCGGCCCCTACACAGCCCGTCGCAGACGCGAAGGCTGGAGCGCCCAAGGTAAAGGCGACTCCCGCTGCCGCACCTGCGACAACGAAGCCTGCGACGGCCGATGCGGCGACCGGGGCTCCCCCTGGGCTTGACAAGCTCCTGGGCGCGTGGGGCGAGTAAGCCGCGGGCTTGCATCGCACTGAAGAATAGAGGATAACCCCGGGGCCTGCCTAGCGGGCGGGCCCCATACCTCCGAGGTTGCAATGCCCCAGTTCTCCCACGCAGATTTCAATATCCTCATCAACGAGACCGTCGACAACATCCACCGTCTGAGCAAGCTCAAGGGTGGCGAATACGCCGGAGACGACGACCGGCTCAACAACTTCCGCCGCAACGGCGCTGCTCTCAAGCTTCCAATGGAAACAGTCTGGGCGGTCTACGCCGGCAAGCATTGGGATGCCATCCAGCAATACATTGTCGATCTCCGCGAAGGCAAGACGCGCCAGCGCATGGAGTCGATCTCAGGCCGGGCCGACGACCTGATCGTCTATGCGATCCTGTTCAAGGCTATGGTGGTCGAGCGCGAGCGTGAAGCGGACGCCGCGGATGAGACGGATCGGCGACACGACGCGAGCCCGGCGCAGGCGGAGGCCACGAAGCGATTCGCTGAGAAGGTCGCCGACGCGCCCACCATCTCCGACGAGGCGTGGGTCGAAGGCATCCAGATGGAACACGAAGCCCCGGTTCTGAACGCGCGCTGATCTCCGCACAGTCGGAGCGCGCTGTGACCCCCATCGAGTTCTTGCGAGCAGTATGGCTTGACGAAGGGCTATACTGCATCGCGACCCCGTTCCCCCAGAAGGGATACGATCACCACGTCTTCGAGACGATTGAAGC